TAAGATTCGGGGGAGCTATGGTGTAACTCATATACTCTTAACTACAGGGGCTTGGCTAGAGGGTGAGACAAACCTATGGCGCGCCAGAGATACGATTGCTAGAAAGCTAGTCACAGATGATCACTACGCTATCCAGTTGGCGCTTAAGAAGCTCAAGAGTGTTCAGAAGAAAGATCAGGCATGGCGTTCACTGGTAGCCCGATACAATGGTGCAGGCCCCGCAGCTAGAGCTTATGCTGAGGAGATTGCAGGCCATGTCCGCGAGTTTCAGAGATGTGGCCTAGTTGGTGATGTTCTTAGCCCACCAGAGCCAGAGATCCATGTCTTCGGTGAGGACGGTGAAGAAACTATCTACTACATGGACTACTCACTATTTGATTGTCGCTATGATCGCCTCAACTATAAGGAGTTAAGTTAATGATAGATTTCCTACCAGAAGTTATGACTGCCCATTCTGTTGCAGGGTTCTGCACTTGGGCGGTAATTGTAGTAGCCTTCACTTTATTATTCCATGGCGCGAATCTCCTATTAACGGGGTGGTGGCTGCTTGTTGATAAGGGACGAACAAGATTACCAGTTCTTTACCATGAGTGGCTTTACAGTAACTACCGTATCTACGATTACAGTGGTGGTAAGGTAGTAGGAACCCACTACGACTTAGAGCATAACGGTGTTAGCGGCCTACGATTCAGTGAGCAGGGTATAGAGAGAGGCCTTAAAAGGGCTAGAGAGAAACACGGAGATCACTTGATCGCTATTCCTGTACTTGGTAGTGGGGAGGGTGCAGGTTTAGCACCCGCGATTGTGGCCTTTCTTTCAGTGGTAGCAACCTTCTTCATATACCTTCTAACCATAATGCCTATGGTATTCCTTTCAGTTGGTATCTTTATCGCTGTAAGTATTCTTATCTCCTATCTCCGTGATGCACAATTCTACGTAAAAGAGGTAAAAGAGAAGGTTAAGAACCACATCAATGATGAGGAGGCACACAAATGATCTATAGTCTTGATGATATGATCTACATCGGATTCATTGTATGGCTAGCCTACATGTTCATGTTTGGTGTACGGAACTTTACAGTAAGAGTTATCTGTATGTTCACAACCCGTAGCATAAATCAATCAGGTCTTGGTGCATTCCTTGATCTGTGTGCATTTCTATACATTATTGTGATCATCCAGAATTGGGGGATGATTCTGACTGCACTGGGGGTTAGTTAAAATGGAATTACCAAAATTATATGGCCTAGACTCCAAAGGTCGAACAAAGGAATGGAGTGTCCACACAGAGGGAGCTGACATCTATGTCACCCATGGGTTGGTAGACGGGAAGAAGCAACAGAAGGTCACAACAGCTAAGGCTAAGAATGTGGGGCGATCAAATGAGACCACCCCAGAGCAACAGGCTGAACTAGAGGCTAAGTCAAAGTGGAACAAGCAGAAGGACAAGTCCTATTGTGAAGATCCTAACAACATTCAGCCACTACTCAACCCAATGCTTGCTCATCCCTATGAAAAGTATGCACACAAGGTTAAATTCCCCTGTGCGGTACAGCCTAAGCTTGATGGCTGTTTTACCCGAGGGATGAGAGTGTGGACTGAGAAGGGTTTATTACCTATCGGGGTTATAGTTGAGAATAAGTTAAATTTAAAAGTTTGGTCGTATAACGAGACCACAGGGAAACGAGAGCTTAAACGGATTAAGTATCACCACGATAATGGCCTAGCACCTTTGAGTGATTTCACAAGGGTCACAATGGAAGGGGGTAATCCGATAACTTGTACTAAGAACCATAAATTCTATACGAATAATGGGTGGAAAGAGGTGCGCCACCTCCTAGATAGTGACAGACTGTATGGGATAAGGAACACAAAAATTCTCCACGGAATTCTCTCAGGTATGTTACTAGGTGATTCCTCAGGGGTTATTGATAAAAGGCGGGACTTATCTTGGAGACTAATACACTCAGTCTCAAATAAAGATATAGGTTATGGGGAGTATAAGAAGGCTATGTTGGAGAGTGTTTGCTCCTTCAGATCTAACACCTATATATCGGGGTACGGGTCGGAATGCACTCGGTTCACCTCAACGAGTTTGACATCCAGTTTATTTGATATTGGGATTTTCTATAATACCGACAATCAATCACCTGACTTCGGTAAGCGGGTAGATGTGTCTGAGAAAGACCTTTTTAAAGTTTTTACAGATGAGACCCTAGCAATTATATATTTTGATGATGGATCCCTCCACTATAATAATGGGAACGATCTGACACCCCGTATGTTCATATCCGTTGCAGGTCTTAGCGAGAAAACGAGGGAATCTTTGGTTAAATGTATTGAAAGGAAATATGGTGTGATCCCTCAAGTAGGGGTCTACGGTAAGGATGTTCGTCTGTCCTTTAATACACGGGACACCCTCTACCTCCAATACCGGATAGCGAAATGTATGTCAGGTGCGTTGGATAGGAAATTAGTCATGACCTATGAACCTAGATCCTTTGACTTCTCAGAGGGATACTTACCCTTTACACTTTCTGGTGTGAAAGGAGGAAAACCTCTAAAGAGGTATGACCTAGCAGTAGAGGATAATGAGAATTACTTTGTAGAGGGGACCCTCGTACATAATTGCAGGGCTATCGCAACGTATGAGCCTGAGGGCTTAGTTTTCAAGTCCCGAGGGGCAAAGTACTACCCCGTACCTGATCACCTCTTAGAGCCCGTCTCAGAGGCTCTGGCAGTGGCACAGGTTTTAGGGTATGATAAGCTGGATGGAGAGCTTTACCTGCATGGTCATGACCTCAATCGTATTGTCAGTGCAGCTAAGAAGCCAGAACCGGGTAAACTAACCCTAGAGTTCCATGTCTTCGATATGGCTAAAGAGGAGATACCCCTTGAGAAGCGCCTGAAGGATATGGAATTCATCTGTGATGAGGTTGATAGTCGCTATCTCCAGTATGTAGAGACAAACTATATTGACAACGAGAAAGAGATTATGGATTACCACGGGAAGTGTGCAACTACAGGTTATGAGGGAGTAATGATCCGCAACCTAGGAAGTCTCTATAGGTTTGATCATCGTTCTCAGGATCTATTGAAGCACAAGGAATTCGAGGACGCTGAGTATATGATTGTTGATGTTGTTCAGGATAAAGATGGGAGAGGTGTGTTCGTATGCTCATGTCCTGATAGTACCCACATCGATAAGAAAACATTCACATGCGTCCTTAAGGGTACACACGAAGCACGTCAACATGTTTGGGACTACAAGGAGGAATACATCGGTAAGCCTCTAACAGTTAAGTTCCAAGTGTTGACGGAATTCAACATACCTGAGTTCCCAGTGGGGATTGCTGTAAGGGATTACGAATAAAAGTGTTGACATGGGTGATTGGTTATGCCATGATGCCCCTATCAACCAAACAGAGAGGTACAAAACATGAGTATTCTAAACTTCCCGATCAAAATGAAACCTCTTGGTTTTAAAGATCTGAAACGAAAAGATATAGTTTATTTCTGCTACGGTGGGAAATACGTAGAGAAGGTTAAACTGGCATCCACTCCTTATCTGATTACTGAGGAGTGGGGGATTTTTGACGACACTGAGTACCAGAGTCGTTGGAAGATTGCGTTTGTATCATTAGACAGTGATTGTAATAAGGAACACTATCGATACCTCTCTGACGCTGGCATTTTAGATCAGCCACAGGTTGGCCCTTCAGGTGAGGATGTAAAAACCTACGAGAATAGTACTAACCGTGTGTTCCGTACACTGGCTGAGGCTGAAGAATGGAATAGGAACCTACCACCAATCGATGATTGGTTCTTTGATTTATAGGAGGATGAATGAGAGTGAATGAGATGGGTGGGGAGAATATCTTCACCAAGCGAAAAGAAAGCAAAGGCGCTATCCAAGCGGGTAATCCCTGCGGGGAGATTGTATTGCCAGTAAGTGCAGGGAAGTGCAGATTGGCATCTTTTAAGGTTGGCCAAACCGTGCATTTTACTGAGGGTGATGGTCCAATCTACTACACCAGTGAGATTATTGCCATACGTGATGGGTTATACATTTTCTTAGTGGATGGGAAGGCCTTTGCAGTCCCTTACGAGAACCTAAGTGTAGCTGATACACGTACAGATCTGGAAAAAGGTGTGGATCAGATGTTGAATGATTGGGTTCACGACAGATTGGATAACCTAATGGATGACTTAAGATCCGAGGTTGCCCTAGGTGATGTCTTCGAGGTACTTTATAAACTAGGTTACAAACGGGGGGATAAATGAGTTCAGGTAAATTATTATTAGGTGCAGTAGGTGTTGTAGTCCTACTAAGTGGATTAACTTGGGGCCTAAGTGCTCTGGGTATGTTCGGTAACACCGTTATGGAGCGAGTTGTGTATGAAAACTCATTCCAGTACAAAGAGGGTATGAAGCAACGTGTCAATACTTTTCAGGCTCAGATTGCTGAGCTGGAAGAAATGAAGTTCCAGAACCCGCACAAGGCGGCTGAGATTGATTCTCAGATCCGTATTCTACGTATCCAAGCAAGCGCAGTTCAATAGGAGGACACATGAGAAAGTTATTAGTATTAGTATTAGCGTCTACACTGGCCCTAGCAGGTTGTCAGGAGCGCCCAGTTAGCCAAGAGACCAAGGATCGCCAAACAACAGAGCGAATTCAATCTCAAGTGGCCAAATCACAACCAGTTCCAACGTATAATTGGAGCCTTGAGCGCCATTTGGTGATCAGTTTGTATAATATCCGTAACTCTAAGGCGACTACACACTCTGTATGGCGTTCTAATACGGGTGAGATCGAAGGTGATTGCCCAAGCATTGGCTTCGGTATCCCTTACGATACGAGCTTAACCAATCCTCTAAAAGTCACCCGCGAGTATGTGGGTGCCAAACACGGCTATACTGTGGGAACAATCGAACAGGCTGAGCCTAATAGTATCTTCGCCAGTAAGAATACCAATGCAACATGGGTGATGTGTGCAGGTGAGATGGGTAATATTGAGCCTATCTACGTTGAAACCAAGGTCACTGTGTACCCTTACCCTGTAGATGTTAACTACAAAACTAATCGTGCAGTTAAAGCGGGTAAATCTTCTGTGACAATTTCTTCAGGAAAATAGTTGACAAACTAAAATAGGTGGGTAATATAACCCCATCTTTTAACAACAGAGGAGATAAAAGATGAACTTAGGCATTGACTCAGCAATCACCGACATGCTCTTGAACGTTGCAATGTTTGGATCAGCTCTGATCGTGTTAACCGCCATTGGTAACCGTTTACTATGGGTATTGTGGTATTACATTGACCGAGGTGAAAGCTCTTTCCCAATTTTGTTTAACAACTTACTACGTGTTTATTCGGTTCGTGGAACCGATAGTGAAGGAGATAAAGTCTACTTAACAACTGATAGTATTCGTTGGAGGGAGGATAAAGCGGATATGTTCCTTACTAAGAAGAAAGCCCAAGCCTTTGCTGATGATAGCAAATTTAAAGATAGATATAACCTTGAAGTCTACAATCAAATGGATGAGGTATCGACTGCATTCCTTCTGATCATACTCCTTCTTGCAGGCTGTGGAGTTCTGAAGTTAATCTCTATAGCACCTATGTTCGTACTAACAGTGATCGGTGTAGTAGGTTCAGTGGTTATGGCTCGTCTATTACGTGATGGTCAGAAAGCTCTAACCAAGTTCAGCAAGGCAGTGAAAACCCATATCAATGATAAGGATGCTCACACACCTAACGCTCAAGAAGTTGACCTTGAGTATCGAATGGATACCAAAATTAAGTAGTAAAATTTTGAAACGGGCGGGGATTTTCATCCTCGCTTCCGACGTTAGGAGGTATACATGTGTAGATATGACATAATCACTGCTATTCTGGTTTTTATTGAGCCGCTGCTTAACCCCAATCACTGGTTTCGAGTTGGAATTACAAACTTTGAGTGGGATAAGAGGCTTAGAAAAGCTATGGCAACGGAGGAGGTCTCTAACATAGTGGGCTGCAAGTGTATGATCGGAGAGGAGGAGGTGTGGACTGGAAACTATCCATACAGCTATGGAGGGCGCTACGATGATAGTTATAAACTCCCCCGTAGATCAACAGTTGTTAGGTTGCATAGGATGATAGAGAAGCACAATCTTAAGTAATCGTTAGCCCCGTTGGAGAAATCCTTCGGGGCTTTTTCGTTTCTCGTTACCTCCCTTTGTGCTTGACAGAAGCCTAATGACAAAGTATTATCCTTTCAACTGATCACGAGAGGCAATTATGAACGTATTCTTTACAAGTATGAATCCCATCACCTGTGCCAATGAGCACTGTATTGTCCACACCCGTAAGATGATTGTTGAGTATGCACAACTGCTCAGCACAGCTCACCACGTCCTTGATAAGTCTAAAGCCCCTCAAGGTATCTATAAGACTACTCACATGAATCACCCAAGTGCTAAGTGGGTTAGAATTTCTAAAGCTCACTACGACTGGCTATACATTTGTCTTAAACAACTTTGTGATAACTTTTACAGAGCCACAGGAAAGCATCACAAAACATCTGTAACTGTACTTGATCTGCTTAGCCAAGCTCCACGTAACATACCAAACAAATGGTTTATACAACCTCCTCAAGCTATGCCAGATGAGTACCAATCCAAGCTAGCTATTCATGGCTACCGTAAGTACATTATTGCTAAACTTGAAGAATGGCAATCACGAGAAAAGCCTATAAATATAGGGTTTTACAGCACACCATCTTGGTTCTCCCCCCTGAGAGCCTAGAATTTTTGAAACGGGCTAGGATTTTCATTTCAGATTTTGACATCAAAAATTTTGTACCCGTCCAGCTTTTTCATTTCAGATTTTGGCTTCCGTATTTCTATATACACAAAATAGTCAGGCAGGGTCGGTGTCTTGTACTTCGGTTTCTATGTTCCCGCTCGTTTCTTCTATGGTTCCCATTGTACAGGGATCACCACACAATGCAAGCATTAATTGAAATTATTTCTTTAAAGCCTTCCTTCTTTATATAGCTAATTCAAAAGTAAATTATTTTAAATTTATTTGTAAAAAGGTGTTGACACCCTGAATGGTTGGTTTATTATGAACACATCTTAACAACGAAGCCCAGAAGGCGAACAAAATGAAAGCTAAACAAACTAAACTTAAAGCTAAACTTCCCCTAGAACTTCACGAGATCTCAGGTGGTGCATACTGTCATGATAAAGGATTAATGAATGCTTATAAGATTATTGACAAGACTACAGAGAAAACTATTGTAGATTGTCGCATCTCTATGGGCCGTAGCCGTTCAGCTTCAACTGTTTATGCAGACTTGTGGGTCAGTGGCATAAAAGATAATAAGATCCCTAAAAAGGCAGATTATACCTATACAATAGATAACTGCTATAATGACGAACCCAGAACATTTACGTCTAATTCTTTAAGTGGTAAAGGTTCAGCAGGTGGTTATGGTTACGATAAAGCTAGCGCCGCCGTAGCTGATGCAATAGACTCATGTGGTATTACCTTATGGGGTACACCTTACCATGGACAAGAGCCAGACTTTAAAAAGCAGGCCCATATAGGTGGTACGGGTGTGGTTGAGGGTGGATTACTTGCCATTGCCTATGCTTGCGGCTATAATAATGTTATCCTTGTTAAGGTGTAGGGACTATTAAAATGTTTGGGTTCGGAAAAAGAAACACCAAAAAGCAAGCGGAAAAGGCATACTCCCTAGAGTGTGCCAAGATTGAGCTAGAGACCGCAAAGGGTCTAATGGAGACGGCAATTTTTGACCTAAGTTGTCAAGGTGTTGACACTGATAACCTGCTAGGCGCGGCCTTCCGTGTTGCTTCTCTTATGAAGCAATCAAAAACAAAAACCCTAAAATTAAATAATGGAAAAGTGTTGACACTTGAGGATAACTTTCTTAAGATAGTAGCACACTAAACAAACCACTAACCATAAGGTGATATATGAAAAACGTTCAAGCCCCTAGCTCTGTAGAAATCGACAACGAGGACTACAACCCAAACAACCATAAGAACCTAGGGAAGAAACAACGCAAAGCGGCAAAGCTTTTCCGTGATAACCGCAAAAACAAACAAAACCGTTACCTGTAGGAGGGCAAGCCATGAGCACCTATTACAACATAGCTGTATTTAATACGGGCGACTATAGCACATATCAAGAGGCCCAAACCGGTAATGGTGTTTACTTTACACCATCGACTATTGACTGTATGGGTAATGACGGGTTAAGTCTGAGTGGGGTGCAAGATCTTCTCGAAGTGATTAATACTATGATGCTTTGCTTCAGCCTAACGGGAGTTTGTTCGGGAGTGGTAACAGATCGGGGTTTTATTACCCTTGGGCAAATTATAGAGGATGAAGGAAAAACGCCTATAAGTGATCTAATACCATTAGAAGGAAATGAGAGAAGAATAGCCGTGAAGGAATTCTTGCGCGCTTATGGAAGTTTAGGCATAGCTTGCATCCTATCCCCTAATAATTCATTTAGAATTCATAGCCAAAAGGGGGCACTCTTACTAGAGTCTAGAGGCTACATTAAAGAGAAGAGCAACGGAGGATACACCCTAACTGAGTTAGGTCAAGATATGAAGGAGAAGATAACAAATAAATTGAAATAAAGTGTTGACAGGCCCTTAGCGGGCCTTTATTATGTGTACATAGCCTAAACAAACCAACACGGATTTATAAAATGTTCTTCTTAAACCCTAAAGCCAAAAAGCAAAAAGAACTAGAGCAACGCATAGCAAAGCGCAAGCATGAACGTTCAATGAATGCCTTCTACGCTAATCAGTCTAAAAATACCTACGATTGGACAACCCACAACACCGACGTTAAGGCCCGCTAATATGTTAGATATTAAAAAAGCTTTCGTAAATGCTAGTGAACATAGAATAGACGATTTCAAACACCACACCTTAGATCATCATAGGTGGCAATTGTCACTATTGGTTGAGGATACAGAACACCCATGGGGTGACCCTGAAATGGACACAACATGGTGTCACCTACACTTTACAACATACGGCAACGTAGATACACCAGAAAAGGCCTATAGGTTCTTCATTAAAGGAATGAAGACACTAGATAAGGCCTATCAAAAAGACTTCTTAAATGAAGGTGGAGAGTTAGACTATAGAGCCCCATACTACGCCCCCGAGTATAGGGATTTTGGCGTAAGCTCTGAGGGCTTCAAGGACTTCATAACAGACATTTACCCAGTAGATACAAGCGCCCCATTCTGGGAGACCTTGAAAGTATTAGATCATGCTTTGTATGTTTATTATTCAAGTGTTAAACTACTCTCTTACGGTTTTGGTGACCAGAACGTAGGAAAGGCTTTTGAAAATTTAACTGATTTTAAACATTTCCTTGACAATCCTCCAACCCTATCAGATAATAGTCAAGTACCCACTAAAGAAATATGGTGATAACATGGAATTAATAGAGTACACAGTACCTCAACACTATTTAACAGCTTTATTTTATGGTGACCTATCAGGTCTAAATGATGATGAAATAAAAGCCTATGAAGCCCATCAAGACCACCTTGAAGCTGAGGGACTACTAGGCACCCCAACGGGGGACTATCAAAACCTAGGCTTTTGTCATTCAAACGACATTGATCACCTAGCAGGGGATTGTTACAGTGTTTCATACCAACCCAAAACCCGCCTATGAGTGGTCCGAAAACAACTGCGACGTGAACCACAGAGGATAATAGAGCTATGGCAATTTTAAAACGTGTAGTCCCTAAGAAATACCTAGACGCAATCTTTGACGGCAACACCAGCCAGTTAACACCCAAAGAGGTGGCAACATGGGCGGAATATGAAAAGGCGCTAAGCAAAGAGGGCGCTAGTTCTTTAGTTCCTAATGACTATCAAAATATAGGCCATTCAGAGATTAACGATCTCGATGACTCACAAGGTACTTGCTACCAGTTAGTATATAGTGCCGTTAGTTTAGAGGGATTTTGATATGGAGAATGTAATAGTGCTAGATAACGGCGGCGCGACCTTCGATAGGTACACAATAGTATACCTATCGACAATTAACCACGGGGTTTATTTTGCGCGCTCATGCTCTGAGACCCCAAACGCCCCCAACGGAGTTGGGTGCTCTATTGAGGTTTGCCAAAAATGGGTCGAATCTACGGAGGATAAAATTCTAACCCCCGACTTGTACCCTGAGGGCTTAAAAACACTTATAAAGTGTGATCTTGAAGATTTGGAGGGGTTTTGATATGGGAGCTATATACTTAGTCATAGCTAGACCATTAGTAAGCCCTAAGGATTTACTCCAATAAGGGAAAAGTTGTAGAATAAACCTTGACAAGGCCCGAAAGGGCCTTTATTATTGCCCCATAAGCTAAACAAACCAACAAAGGATTAGAACAATGGATAAATTCGAATATAAAGAGGAATTCGTACAGGGCTTTATAGCTGCTATGTGCTTTGCAGATAGCCCAGAAGATAGTCAGGGTGAGTGGGACGAATCAAACCTAGACCCCGAATGCCTAGAGGTAATAGAGGCGATTTGTACTATCTTCTTAAGCAAATGTGCCCACGTTGTAGCCAAGGTTCCTGACCTATCAAATAGTGACCTTTGTCATTGGGGTTCAGCTGGTGCAGACCTTTATTATACAATGGTAGGGCATGGGGTAGGCTACTGGGAGACAGACAAATACCCCGAACGTGAAGAAGATGGGGCGGTCCTAGGGGTGTATCTCCATTCTGTGGCAAAAGATATGCCTTACTTTGCGCCTTATTTTGATGATGAAGAAATGGTAATCTATTGTTAAATAAACCCTTGACAGGGGCCTAATAAGGCCCCATAATCCCCCTACCTTAAACAAACAAACACATATAGGCACCACATGAACCACTGTGCAACTATCACCACTCCCGATGGATTCGCTATGCAAGCCCGTAAAGCACGCCTAAAGCGTCTTTGCCGTTCTAATATACGTAAGCATACTTTAGAGCTACTACAGGCCCGTATAGCACGTACAGAGCGCCCTAGCGTTAATATTAAGGCCTACTTTGTGCCTATGCTTCTATGTGCTATGCCTTTCTACTATATCGGGGCTGTTAGTAGCTTTCTAAATCAATTTTAATTAATAGGTGATTACATGCAATTCTTAAAGGGTGAATCTGTTTTATTTTCTGTACTAATTAAGGAACCAACCCACAAGCATGGGTACTATAGATTAGACGTAGCCAATAGAAAAGTCCTCAATAATCTAGGGTTTAGTGGTAAGGGTGCTAAAACTTACCATACCCACAATATGGTGAACTTTAAAGGGAATAAGCACCCGCTAATAGAACACCCACACTACGGACCTAGCATAATCTTGAAATAACCCTTGACAGGCCCTCTATGGGCCTTTATTATGTAATCACATTAACCAATAAGCCTAAGGGGCCTAAACTATGTCAACTAAGTACGCAAACAGCTTCCACCCTAAAATGAACGTTAAAACCAAGGTTATCACTAAAAAGGTATTCCAAGGCATTCTAAAGGAACTTAGACGGAACGGCTTTGCAGTAAGTAAGACAGAAGATAAAGCGGGGTACATAGTCCAAACCACAACCCCTAAGGGTAGCACCATCATGGTCCTAAAGGCTATGAATGGACATAGTGGCTACCTAGCAAGGTATGAAGAAAAGCTCCTAAATATCTAAAGACCCACATTTGAGCAACCATCAAGGCCCCTTAATTGGGGCTTTCTTATTTGTTATTGGATTAGTGAACTAATACCCAAATTAACAATTTAATACCCCATTAGAACAGTATGTAATTAATTTGAATAAAACACTTGACAAACTCTAATTTGTATGCTATAATCAATAAAGTATTACTCATACGTTACAGTATAACCCTACAGTATGAGCCTACCTTTCCTATCTTACAGTGACTAGCCTACAGGTTGGGGCCTTTAGTGTCAAGCCCTAATCAAATAAATAACTAATCACAATACACCTACCATAAGAAACCTACAGACAGGTGCTTACATGAAAGGGCTTACATGACGAACGTACATGAAAGGGCCTTATATGGTGGGTGCTTATCCTAACGGCTTATTGTCATAAGCCTAAGCCCTGCTAGCTAAACCCCTCAGTATTACCTTAAGGTATACCTATACATACACAGAAACGAATACCCGCTAGGGTGTGAGTGCCTATGTGTGGGACTATATAGGTATGCGCGAGACCATGGCAATGGTTGAGTGGGTGCAATGCCCTCAGCATACCCCCTTCCAGCATACCCCTTTGTGTGCTATACCTAGACCATGGTAATGGTCGATTGTGTTACCTCTGTGTTAAACACATTGAGATCCCCTTGTCAAGTCTTTTCTTTATTATTTTACCCCGTAGTGATAACCATTCGCATAAACCCTCAGTTATAACACCCCTCGCCCTTATTCCTAAAAAGTCTAGATCAATTTCCGATAATATTAATTATCGGAAGGTATACCCCCTAAAGTTGGCACGTTAATTGCCGTTATACCCCGTGGTTCTAAGGCTAGAGGGTTGTTAGACTTTATAGATATTTTGAGATTATTCGCTTGACAGGTGGGCGGGAGGGGCTGTGTTAAGCACCTCACGACCAACCCTCCACCAAAACCAAAAGGCCCTCCCGCCCGGGTACACACCCAAAGGCGATATTTTCCCACAGACACACAGAAGCCCCACAGGGACCCCTATGGATATTTTCTACAGAATTGATGTATTGGGACTCCTAGAGGTATGAACACCTCGTAGAGGGACGTACAGAGCCTCTCAGGGCCCTTAAGGTATTTAATCATGGAATTTACTATTGGATGAGTACAGAAGGGTCTGAAATTGGTGGGGGAATATCGGACAAGAAGTGCCCTGTATGATTGATGAACATTAGGGTGTGGTTAATTAGGGGTTGCTAAATTAAGGGAATGCTAATATAGGATATTACTTTACAGTAAATATACTTGTTGGTGGGATATTTTGGTAGGTAAGGGTGTGGGGATGGCCCTAGGTGAGCCTGTATGGCTACAGGAGGGGTTTTAAGGTTTGGGTAAGGTGATTGTATGGGTGAGTAGAGAGGCCCTCAGGGAGCCTCTAGGAGGGCTTTGATCTTATTCTCAGCCCATTGGATTGGGTGCCACCAAGGGTTCTCCTCAACCCACTCATAGCAGGTAATCCCTCCGGGGAGCCTCTTACTTTGCCATTTGTAGAATGTGGCATTCTTAATGGTGTATGGCTCTGTTGGTTTGGTAAAGGTTCTAGTTGTTGGGTAAAGCATACTAATCCTCCGTCTTACCTCGGAGTTTATCACATTCGGCTTGGGCACTGATGAGTTGCTCTTTTACCCTCTTACCTCCTTCGTTGATGAGTTTGATTATAGCTTCATCATCCTCATCTCTACTCTCTTTGGTAGCTATGGCAAAGACAGCCTTTGTGAGGGTCTGGGTGAGACCTAATAGGGCCCACTCTAGTGCTTCATTCTCTTTAAGCAATGCATTGTAGATGTTTGGAGGTACACCCGGTTCCCCTAGGCCTATTGTGTCTTGGGTTACATCATGTTCTGTCATAATGGTTCTCCTCTTGGTTATGGTAATAGGCACCCAAATTCTGGGTCTTTGTATGGTCGTTTAGCTTCTTCGAGTATAGCCTCTAGGACAGAGATAAAATGGACTCGATTTAGGAGTATCCTAGACTTCCTAGCTTTGCCACCCTCCGTGGTGTAGTAGATGCTGAAGGTACTGGACAGAGCTAGTTGATAGTTGGATAGGTAGAACTCAGCCTTTTCGATTAAGTCAGGGGAATTCTGGATATCCAATAGATCACGCCTAAACTTAATGTTTGACTCTGTGCCTATGGCGGCCCCTAGTGCTTCCTTTCCGTGCTTAATCATCAGCCTTGTACCCCTTAGGTACATCTACGGTAATGGTTAGTTCTTGTTCATGTGTTTGGTTTATCATTTTGATTCTCCTTTATCATTCTCTTTATAGCCTCATTGGCTATTTTTGCCCCTTTGAATACCTTATCGGTATCACTAGGGTACCCTTTTTCTGATGGATTAACCCTATCACAAAGTACATACTTCCCGGGGAACCAGCCTATGAAGGTGTTGGTCATAGTGATTCCCCTTGCTCTACTTCATCTAGGTAGTAGGTGGTGTCTCCCCACACAACTGAACCTTCCTCTAGTAACTTGCTAATATAGTCATCCTGATCAAACTTAACACTGAAGAGACCCAGAGCTTTCAATTCAACAGGTGTTGGTTTTGTCAGGTATACAGTCAGAATGTACTCACCATACTGGTTGTAATCGTTAACTGCCGAGGTAACCACCCATACCTTGCGCTTACTGGTCAGTTCCTCAAAGCACTGGTGTATTACGTCAAGGATGGGCTCTGTCTTGATGGTGAATTGCTTACCCTTAAACCATTCACGTATTTCTTCTTTAAAGGTCATTCTAGCTCCTTAAGTCTCAGTAAGCGCCTAACTATGAAGTTTAAGGCGGCGAAGTCATCCCTAGCTAGACACACACATGGGTGGAACCTCCTCTTATTCCTATGTCTCCATCTAGCTCTAGAGATCCGGATAGCCTTAATCTCTTGGCTGTTGAATCTCCTCACTCCATACTCCCTAGTATTTGCTTCTTGGCTTGGTAAAGCTGTTCAGCTGCCTCCCTTAGCTCATTTATCCTAAGCTCAATCCCTTTAATTTGATCATCTAGGATGCTAGATACAATCCCTTTGTATTCCTGAGAGGTATCCTCACACCCTTGGTGGTATCCATCATTGTATTCTGATTGATCACTCATAATATCTCCCACTTAGTTGGTTTAAATTTGCTCAGAGGGTTTCCCTCCTCGTCATAGTTCTCTGGGTGTAGCTCATGGTCCCTGATAAAGCACCAACCTCCACGGACCCTTTCTTTGTGGCAATGCTTACACTTCTGGAAAGATCTGTACTCAATAGTGGGCTTCATATTCCACCCCATGGTGATGCCAATGGGTTCCATTGGTTTGTAGTCCTCGAACTCACAATCATGGATGTTTAGTAGTTTCTTAAGCCATTTCATATTGCCTCCGGCTACCCTACCTTAGTAAAATTAATATCTGTGACAAATCCAGAATTTTGGCAGCAGTCAGCATCAATATACAACTTATGGACTACCTCATCTTTCTTTGCGAAGTATAAGGTCACAGATGAGCATTGGGGGTCGTTGTGTTCATATACAGTGAAGTCATCCATTTTGTATAATTCTTTAACCACCTGACCATCAATGATTATTTCCTTAGTTACTTTCATCACACTTCCTCCCGTATCTTCATTGCCATTGCCAATCCTTTGGATATTAGCACATCATCCAGATCCCCGTCAAGCATAATTGCATTGTTTGGGGCCATATTGGCTAATTTCCTTCCAGCATCATCCGGTTGGCACAAAGGGATGATCTTGTTTGGTAGGGAGTACAGCCAGTTTCTTAGTTGTTTTGGATTGTTGCCTAGAACAGCGACACAGGGTAAGCCATGGGCTACTCCTACAATCGCCTCCCAGATCCCCTCTACGAGACATATTGGTCCAGTATAACCATCCCTGAGATACTGTAGGCCATAGACACCTAGAGCTTGCTTGGGGAGATAGGTAAAGTACCTCATTTCCCTTGGATCTCCTTGGCGTACCTTCTCCTTATCCCATCGGTAGGTTTGATAGCCTACCCACTGACCTGATAAGTTCCATAAAGGGAAGGTGACTATTTCTTGGTCATAGTCCACAAAGGCTATTAAACCATCAGGGAAGTCACCTTCAAGCAGGCTATAGGATCTTTCGTAGATGTGGTTTTCAAAAGACATCTTGCACCCTCAGATACACTAAGCTCTCACAAATAGACCTTTGTGGGTTGTCACCACCAGCAAACACAACATAACCATCGTGGTGAACAGCTGTAGAGGAGTGGCTCCCATAGTCGATGAAATCGATATTAAGGTTAGCTTTGATAGCTAAAGGTATTAATAGGTTATAGTCCGCTAGGTAGTTGATATCTTCCTCATAGTTCATGCACACCTCTCGGTAATAGATAAGGCCATAAGCAGGATCATCAATATGCTCAATGGTTCCCTCCCAGTACAGCCAGATCATTGCTCGGTTGAGTTCTGTATCTGATAGATTCTGTATCTGTGGTTTACTCAGCATCTTTATCACCCTACCGTTGAAAGGTTGCCATTGGGTTCCACTCACGGATATCCACCAATGGGATAGCCATAACTGGCTTTTCACCTTTAAGCGCACTGTACCAAGTCTTATCTCCTGCGTTGAAATAAGCAGGGCATGAGAGATCTTCACCGAACATAGTGAAGTCTAGCATGTACCAACCTGAGGCTTCTGGGTCTGAGTAGACTAGCTCCTCAATGATTCCACCTGCCTGATCCACAGGTAGTGGAACTAGGCTATCTCGATTAATAATCGTCTTTCCTACACAAATATTATCTACCCATACGTGGTCAGGATTATCCTTAGTCTCCTCTACGAACTTGAAAACTCTATGGGTTGCTACAGACATATAGTACTTGTTCTTTTCGAATGTTGTTACCTTCTTCATTTAAGATTCTCCTCTTTTATGATTATGTGGTTGCCTTACCACACATCTTGCATTCCGTAAAGGGTTGCATCAGTCCCGGTTAAATCTTTAAACTTATTAGCTTTAGAGATAACCTCTGCTATGAATTGCCTCATGTTCTCTGGTGTGACTTTAACGTCATCAACCGCGTAGCCAATAATGCAGTCATCAACCGCCGCATCGTAGTAGGGAGCGTAGCTAGTAAGACCTTGAGAATGTACCCAACCCCATAAATCATCCTCTCCATCTGGCTTCTTGATCTCATCGCCCGGGGCACCTACAATCATACCGCCTTCAATATCTATTCCCATTTTTGGATCTCCATGTAGAAAAGGCCCCGAAGGGCCTAATATTAACTATAGGTTGTGTACCCGTCAAGTGCCAGCTTAGCTTTTTCAACTAAGCGGTACTCAGGTGTGTTCTTATCGTCTTCATTGGCCTTCAGGAAATCCAGAAGTGCCAGCTCTACGTTGAATCGCATAGCTAGGGATGGGTGGTAATAACCCTTAACAACTTCCTTACCCTGTGTTAATCGATCAGCTGAGATTCCACGACCAAGTTTACGTGAGAACTGATCGTTCTTAGAACATACCGCCATTGACATAGACATAATGTTGTCTGGGCCAACTACCATACGGAATGTTGCTGAGCCACACTGCTTGTGAGCTTCTTGATTGTTTGCGTGTAGTACGTAAGTGTTTAACATATTTACTTCTCCTCTGTTGTTTTTCTATAATCGTAAATTTTTAATCCAGCCTTTACAGCTTCGTTGTACATTGACTGCGTGCCCCTCCCTCCCGGGAACAACACAACAGCCTCTGCGTAGTTTGCCATCTTCCTGTTTCGGATAGGCCCTGCAGCTCTCCCTTCCTCTTGCCACATGGCGTTGAAGGTTGTGCATCTCAGTCCTTTCTTGTATGCATATCGGAATGCACATCTATCGACTCCCGGGGCACCTCCCTCAACCACCTCAGTGATGGGCAAGGCATCGAGCTTGCCTATATCGCTTTCTGTTAGGTAGTAGTTCCTACCCCCAGCTATGATTGTTATCATCCTACCACCATAAGCTCTGGAAGTGTTTAGCGAATAGATCAAACCCCTTCTGAAGTTCCTCTTGGTGCTCCTCGGACGCTCTAATGTACTCCTCCCACATAACCTTCTGAGCAGGTGTCTTCTCTCGTTTAACCCTCTCCAAAGGGCTCATACCTTGAGTCCCTTCCCAATATTCCTCGGGCAGTTCAATCTCTAGGTCAGCATTCTCAAAAGACCAGATCATCTTGTCTATAACCTCGTGCCACTCTTCCTGAGTCTCGAAGCAGTGAGGGTATCCTCCCCAGTCGGTGTTGGTGATGGCATCCTTGAACTTCTTCAACCCGGCACAGATGATAGGTGCCAGCGTAGCATCTAGGGAGAACGTATCCCTGTAGGTAAAGATGGGGAGCTTCCCTCTCATTCTCATTTTTAAATCTCCTGTTTTAATTCATCCTCTAAAGCATCAAGCCCTAGGGCCTCAATATCTTGAGGTGTTAATTTTCTAAGAGCTTTGCGTTTTTCTTCCCTTGCGAGTCTCTCAATATCCTCTGGTGTGTGCTTTTCAGTATTAATGTTCACTTCATCACTCATCAGGAAGTATTGTACACTACCGTCTACAGATGTCAACTTTAAAGCTTGAACCTTACCGACTGATCCATTGGATCCGTACCACCCGCACCCTTTAGTATTGCTCTCGGCTACAAGGCGATCTTCGTAGTAACGTAGGATCTCAGTCTCGCGTTCATTCTTTGGTGCAGATAGCGCATAGATATCCACTACATCTGCGACCTTCATCCCATTATTCAATCCCCTCCTCCTTAATCTCGTTGTAGAGATCCTGTAGGAGTTTGGCCTTACGGCTACGCGCGGGGTTTTGGAACTTACAATCAACCCAATCGTATTCTCCCCTGTGATAGTTCACTAGCTCCATCGTTTGAAAATTACCATCAGGGCTGACTGTACATTCTTGGAGGGAATATCCGATAAGTTTCCTACTTAACTCATTAAGGAATTCCTCTGCCTTAATTGAAACCTCAACTTCCTGTACACCTTTAACAATCATATTACTTTCCTCTTCCGTTGTGCCCTCTTATATGTGTTAAGGGTATCCAGTTTAGCCCAGAAGGGCTTCTTAAGGAATTCCTCCAGTGGGTCTAATGTATCTGGCTCCAAGAGAGCTTTATCTTGTTCAATTTTCTTAATCTTAAGGTAAGATCTGAACACTCGGTAAGTAACCTTAGTCCCCACCTTCATCAAATTTCTCCTTAATGATCCTCTCACCTGCAGCTAAGGCCAACGACTCAGTGTGCCACGTTAGTTCACTGCAGAAACGAGTCCCTTTGTAGGAAAAGCAATAAGCAAACCTAGGGGCTCCAAATGTTGTTTTGCTTCCCTTGGTTTTTAAGTTCCAAGGTGGTTCTTTATAGTCTACCATTGATCTGGGTTCGTAAAAATTATTAACATTAAGCTCGTAAGTATAACCGCGTAAAGAAAATCACCCACTACCCTTTCAACCTCTCAACTCCCCGTTGGAACTCCGTATCAACGCTAACCTCAAACCCATTACCTTTGTGAACAACACGAAAGATATCTGGTAGGTCATGCTTATGTACGTGGTTCTGTAATTTATTTTCCGCCTGAGACCGTGTAGAGCTTCCGGCAACCTTGTTGGCGATTAAGTTGTAGTGGTCGTTGATACGTTTTAAGTCCAAAATTACACCTCGTAAAGTAGTTTCAGTTGATTTGAATACTTGATGATTCGCTTGTTGTTGCCCTCTTTCTGGCTTTGAGTGAGATTCACCATAGTATCCTCACGTTTAACCAGAAGGGCCATGGTATCTTTCTTGATACCTGCGATGTACCTATCATAACTCTCATCCTTGTATCTTGTCAAGGTAATGATTGAACTCACCACGTTGCCCGGTAATCCGGCAATGACCAACTTATCCGCTGTCATATCGGTATCCTCCAGAACATCGTGAAGGATGGCTACAGCACAAACCTCGTCTAAGATAACACCTGCAGGGTTATAAGCTTTTGCGCTTCGCTCAGTCCCTTCAAACACTTGAAGGAGGTGGTGAACATAGGGCTTAGTCCCATACATCTGATCACCATGGGCATCAACCGCAATCTTCCAAGCTAGTCGCGTACATTTCCCCATCATTCTTCACCTCCGAGGTCTTCAACAATACGAGCTACGTCCGCAACGGTGGCACCCATCATGCTCTCTTCGAATCCGTGGGGGATCTCAATTTCGTATTCCTCCTCTAGAGCCATAATCACTTCAATTAGATCTAGACTATCAGCACCTAGATCCTCAACCAATCGGTCAGTGTCTTTGATCTGGGAGTCTGTGATCCCCAATTGCTCGTAGATTACATTGATGTATTTAGGTCCATAATTGTATGAACGGATAATATCTTCGCCGCGATCTTCCAGCTCATCCATTACCTCACCTGCGATGTACGAAACCTCATAGTTATCCAATCGGTTTACACAGAACTTAGCAATCTTGAGTAGAGCTTTTTGTAATAAATTCATTTGGACCTTCTCCTTTTGATTTTCTGTAAGAACGGTAGTCATTATACACGCTTCTTCTTGTTTGTCAACAACTTCGTAGTGTTCCCCATCACCTCCGTTGCTACCTATTATATCTATGCGGCTTATCTTCACTGTGACTCTCTCCAACGTTTCTTACAGGTGGGGCATATCCAGTCCCTCCAATAGAGATCAAGACTGTAGGGATCTCCTGTGTTGGAGCCATACTCAAAGGTCGCCTTCCTGTGTTGGCACTTCTCCTGATGCTGCTCAAGCTCCTCTTGGAGTTCTTGTATCTCACGAATTATTCTATCCGCTTTTAATTCTTTAGCCATAAGGACTCTCCCATTTCTTTTTACGTTTACCTTTCCCACGTTGGTATCCCTTCTGATCGGGAAAACCTACTTGGAATTCACCTGCCTCTACCAAACTCTCGTAGAGTTGGGCTTGGGCCTTAATCCCTTCTAGATCTTTACCATACCCATCATCAACAATAATAAGATCACCCTTGTGGCTCCCGATGTGGGATCCCGCAGGTAGAGTCTTAACAAGGAACCCTAGAGCTTTAAGCCGTTCAGCTATTCCAGACGGTGCCTCACCAGTGACTAAGACAATGGTTTCTTTCTCTTCATTCATCTTCAAATCCCTCACTCATACTCTTAAGCTTCATGAGGACTTTTGACTCAAGCGTTTTAACATCCTCATCAGGTAATAATGGCACATCTTACGATAAAAGTCAATACCCTGAAACGCAAAAAGGCCCCGAAGGGCCCTAGTGTCTAATCAGAGATTAGTAATCGAAACGCTTTTTGAACTCGTCTCGCATCTCCATGGTTACACGTTCACCAGTCTCACGGTAGATAGTCTCAGCAGACTTAGATGAAGATGAGTGAGCATCTTTATCATTAACGTGAGTCTTAAGAACTTCCTTAAGAGTTCGAACCTTCTTGACTAACTTGTACAGCACCTTAGCGAAGTAGTAATTACCTGCTATGATAAGAACCACTAATAGGGCATCAGCAAGGAATAGAGATGCTGGATTAACTAACCCTACACCAGCATCAAATACCAATAGGCAAGGAAGTATTGCAAGGAAGCTAAGTAGCAATGCTATTAGTAGAAATCCAAAGGATTCAACCTCTTCAATATAGGCCTTACCGAAGAACCGGAAAGTCCATCGATCCATATAACCAGAGTGCACTTGGAAGAAGAGTCCTTTATAGTCTCCATCGGTAACCCCCCGTATGATTTGCTCTAACGTGAATGATACAAGGACAAGTGCAAGCATGGCAGGGCCTACTACCATGGTGGATAATGTGATAAATGAAGCTAATAGTTCTGTAAACATATTTTTATTTCTCCTTTAGTTGTGAGCGTTAGGATCATTAATATGATCCGTTAGCTGGTTTTTAATCTGTTTAACCTTTTTACCTGTAACGTAGGTTGTACGTAGGAAAAATAACACTCCCCAGATGGCAAGGAATAGGAGCATAAGGCAGCCGATGAATCCAGTAAAATCGTTAAAGATAAAACTCACTGGTGTTTTTTCATTAACCTTGGAAACCGCTAATAGGTATAAAATCCCTATCACAAAAGACCAAAGCACAGATGCACACTGTACATCTGTAAACATCTCGACCTTCTTACCGAAAATCTTAATACCCTTGAAAATCCTACCCTTATAACGGTTATCCTCATAATACGCGAAGACTTCATCATAATCCCCAGCGGTTATATAACTGAATCCGCAATTTAAGCACCTCATCACGGCAGACATAACTGGAATCATTAAAGGTAATACTAACGTAGCTACGAACAGTATGGAGCCAATATCAAAAATCATACCCACCCCCACTTCTTCTTGCGCGCCTGCCAGCGATCCTTCAGTTTAACGTATGTTGTGTGAACCTTATAAGAAACGTAAAGTACCGCAGCTGCTAGTAGAACCCATTTGAAAAACCAAAGTAGTTTGATCATCACAGCAATTCCTAGGATGGTCATAAGGATAAGGAAATATTTAAGCTTACGCATATCTACCTCCTTAGTATTCAGTATCAACGATCGGGCAGTTCTTCTCTTTGTGGGTTTTGTAAGCTAACTTAAAAGCTTCCCACTTAGAGTTGATCTTCTTGGCCACACTTGTCTGGCAAACTGTTTTACCCGTTACTTCGCTGACCTTATCTGCTAAAACTGGAGCTTTATCTCCGATGTAAGGGAAAGCATACTCTAAACATAGGTATTTCAATCTAGCTCCTACATACACAGTGGCTACAGATACAGCGAGCATAAACGTTATCAACATACCAACAAGGGCTAACTCAGCGGTTGGTAAAGTCCCTGTTAGTAATAACTGAGCCCAGCCTAGGATGATTGAACTCACGAAGTAGGAGAATAGCGAAAACACCCCTCCTAATACTAAATACATTAGGAACGACCCCCACACCAAGCTACAGAATCCCATAGTTGAGTAACTCATTGTGTACGTCCAAGCAGTCATACCGTAGAAGTTACGATCTTTGTACTTGAACTGATAGTCCTGCTCAACCAGTCGGACAATCTCCGAGATCCAGCAAAGACCAAAGATAAAGATTAAACCGAAAATTAAAATTGTTTCAGTCATATTTATTTCTCCTCTGTTATTTAAACGGTTGGCCCCGAAGGGCCTAGCAACTTACAGGTAGGAGTTTAACCGATCTCGAATCTCTTGTAAAGAAGTTTCTTTAACTAATTGCCCGTTCCGGAACACTTCTTTGAGTTCCCCGTGGGACTCTCCATACCAATCTTGCTGATCATACATTACGTATTTACCATTGTCAAGCTCTACACGTAATAAACCTTTAGCTGATTTCTTAACGCCAGAGTCTGTTATTGGATCTTTGAACAACTCACGGGGCATTCCGTTTACTTCAGCGTAGGTTGCCTTCATAGCAAAGCCGAAGGTATCACGAGTCACGTACTGATAGGTGTATGAACCAATACCGAATACAACGTTGCCAGATGCAAAACCCTTAGCTTCTAGACGCTCCATGATATCTTTAGCACGTTCCAGAGTGATAGAGTCACCGTAGATCAGACCAACTTTATCGTTAAGCATCTTGTACCCTTTCTCGGTCTCAGTTCCGCCAAAGACTTCCCATAAGCACTCTACAGCACCTTTTTGTTGAGGGGTTAGTTCAACCTCCGTGAAGTTACATTTACTTACCGTGCTACCCCAGTTATCAACATAGTAGTATGTTTTGTCATGGCGATTAAGATCTGGCTCGTAGGTTACTTTGTAAACTTTATCACCGAATCGATACATAGCTTCATCTAAATAGTGAGGATCCTCTGCATCTAGTTCCTCACGGAACTTGTCATCCATGACCTCTGCCACCCACTCTTTCCAAGTCTCGAAGTCCTCAGGAGGGTTGGTTAAAGACTTAACCTCAATACCACAAAGGATATCAGCTGGATCACCACTGTCAGGACGGAATACAGTCTTGCACAGGCCCCACTCATCAGGTTGACGTGCTAGGATGTCATCCTTAAGTTCAACCGTGTACTCAGTGATTACTTTGAAAAGATCCCAAGTGTCAGATACAATTGAGATAATACCTGTTGGGTAATCATCTTTAATTAAACGCTTGAAAGTGTTGATCTCAGTATCCTTCTGGCCAAGGCACATGACCATGTGCTCAGTCGCTGGAACAGAACAACCAATCATTTCCTCATCAGCATTGGCATTATAGTATTGCTCCATACGGTCAATCGCTGGAATGGTATCCGTTCCAATAAAGCTCAGTAAGTGCCCACCGCCAGATGTAGCCGCATCATGCATCCCGCTCATACCTCTCGCTGAGAAGTCATGGCCTTGAACAACTACAAACTCTTCAGGTGTGCCAGTCTTGACAGCGTATTCCATTAGAAGCTTCTTGTACTCAAACGCGATAGTCGCAGTTGTAGATGGCTTCCAAAGTTCACAGCTCAATAGTGTCTCCACATAGTTTGTTAACCATGGGAAATCAGGATTAGTGTTGTAGATTGTAAATGCCGGAACCTTAATAGGTACACGGGCACCCTCTGGTAGTGACTTAATCACTAGAGGTAGGTAACCAAGATCGTGCAGAGCTTCAATGTGCTCTACGGTAACCTTGCCCGGGCCTAATGATGTGTCCATTCGGCGCTTGTAACGTTCAACGGCATACTCTTTAGGCGCGCCGAAGAAATCATTACGCCATTCCTTCATGAAGACTTCCTTTAAGAAGCCTTGAAGGCCAAACCATACGATGCAGTCATCATATTGGTCCCGGATAACTTGAGCCAAGCGGGAGGACCTCGGAGTAAAATTTGAGTAGATCAAATTAGTTCCATCCTCCATCATAGCTCCATGAGATGTTTTGTAAAAATCTGTTGAATTTAATGCTTGCATATTTTCCTCCTTATAATACTTTTTCAATTTCCATCACTTGACAGCGGTGGATAATCCCACTCATCTTTTTGTAGAAGTTAACTGTAAGCAACCTCCCTTGCTCTGTCAAGGACATGTATTTATCTTTTGCCCGTGGGCAACTCTTAATTGCACTCTTGAGGTTGTGCATCATCTCAGGTGACAGAACTGCAATGTCTTCCTCGATGGTTACTGCGTTATTTCGCTCAGGGGCAGGAACTCCCTTCTTAATTTGTTCTTCGTGAACTTCCTCGGGTGTAGGCTCGATGACGCTTTCTTTGCCATAGCATACCTCATCGAAATCCTTCATATAGAGCATCTTGTATGCATCCTTAATAGTAACCTTATGCAGATTAGTGCGGTTGTTCATGCGAGCTGATGCCATAGTCACAAGCTCTTTAAACTCACACAAGGATTTGTGCCCATTCTTAGGTCTCTCCTCCCGGTGGTTTATAGCCTGAACAACAGCGCGATTCATATGATCAATTTTAACATCTGTATCATAATAGGATATCTTGAGTATCTCTCGTTCTTCTGGAGTCGATTTGCTACTATAAGGTCTCCAATAGTCGCTAGTGTCACACCCAACAAGTGATACCGCACACATTAAAACTATAAGAATCTTCTTCATAATACACCCCCTTCATTTGTCCAATCATATTTGGCATAGACATTATCTACACCGTTATCGTATAGGTATTGCTTTCCGTTCGCAAAGATTCCATGGGTAACCCAGAGGTTAACCTGTTCAGCGCCCTTTTGCTTTAGCACCTTAGCCAGTTCAGTAAATGTACGCCCACCATCAACTATGTCATCTATGATCCACACATTCTTACCTTCAAGGCTATCGCAGTGTACACGAGTCTCTAGAATTTGTCCAGTCTTTGTGCAACGAACTTTTGTAGCCTCGATCACATCTTTATTGAAGATCTTAGAGATTGAATGAATCTTCTTCAAAGCGCCACCATCTGGAGAGCACAGCAAGGTGTCATCAGAGTGGAAACCACTAGCAAAAACAGGTGAATAAGTGAACAATGCAGATTGAGTGATGTTAACACAGTTTTCAATCAATGCTGGGGCCACATCACTATGGGCGTCGCTAATGAAGACAGAGTCAAAGCCCATTCCATTAAGTATCCGAGCAAAAACCTTCAAACTGAACGCCTCCCCGGGCTCACACCTGCGGTCCTGCCTTGCGTAAGGAACATAAGGTAAAACAAGTGAAACAGGGATCTTGTCACAGTTTATACCATCAAGGGCATCCTTTATCAACGCCAATTGCATAATACCTGCAGAATCACGGATGTATGCTTTGATCTCAGCATGATACCCTACATGGTTCGTAGATAATTTAACATGCTCCTCTCCCCCACTAAACGTAAGCATGTTGAAATCTGCAAGCTTCCCGTCAATGTTCACCTTAAACTCACTTTTCATACTCCCTCCCGTAATTCCTCTAAGATGTCAATAAACCTCTTAGGCTTATAATCAATATTTTCCATAGATGCGTTGAAGTAACGTGGATCATCTAAGGTATTCCCATGAACGTGGCCATGGATATTAAACTTACCACGTAGCTCGTCAGGATGAACTGGACAATGTGTTAACCAGCAACCCTTTCGTGACCACATAGAGTACACCTTACTGTAAGCTCCACAATTTGTCAAGTACTTCATATCAATCCCACGTTCAGTATCGTGATTACCTGCGACTAAGATCTTATTCCCTTGAAGACCTTTAACAGTTTCAAGAGCCTCTTTGGTGAAAGCCACATCACCAAGAAAGATAACAGTATCCCTCTTGGTTACAACTGTCTGGTAATTCTCAATAATAGTTTGATCGTGCTCCTCTACAGTTGAGAACTGTGTTCGGAAGTTACATATATTGGCATGACCTAGGTGTAAGTCACTTAAAATATAAACTAAGCTCATAATCCTCCTGTAAGAGGCCCGAAGGCCTCACTGTTATTCACAAGCGATGCATTCGCCGCTGCTAGCCTTCGCGGCCTTACTCATGCGACTATAATACACAGCTTTGATGTTCTTGTCAAGGAAAGCTTTCTGGAAAACCGAAGCAATATATTCCTCAGATGCATCTGAAGAGAAAGCTAAGTTCAATGACTGCCACTGGTCGATCTGTGTACGTGCAGATGCTAGATCAATTAAAGCTTCCTGAGGAACTTCAGGGAAAGTCCTAAAGACTGCTTTCTCATGTTCCGTTAACCAATCTACATCTTGGACACTACCATCAGCATCACGAACCTCCTTGATATGATCATCATCGTAGATTCCCTTCTCCTGCATTAACTCAATCAACGCCGGGTTAATACGGAGCATCTCACCTGCCGCTGTTCCTTGTGTATAAGTGTTCTTAAACACTGGCTCAATACCTTGACTAACAGATCCACCCACTAAAGCGGATGTTGTATTAGGGGCAATAGCTAATAGTGTTGCATTACGAACACCCAAACCTTCACAGCGCGATGGCTCACCCTGAACTTCAGCTAACCACTTGGTTGCATTATCCGCATTGGTCCGGATCTTATTAAAGATCTTGGTGTTCTCAAGGAAACTCTGAACACTGCCAAGAACAATACTCTTACGTTGCAAGTATGTGTGGAAACCCAGTGCTCCAAGACCTAGTGCTCGGAAATCACGAGTGAATGCTACTGCACGTCTTAGCTCGTGAATATCTTTAGCCTTCTGGATGAAATCCTCGGCAACACAATCCAAGAATACAATGGATGTGAAGATGTCTTCAGGAGTCAGCTCATCGAACATTGCAAGGTTCAGACTTGATAGAACACACGTGAAGGTGTAGTCCTCATCCTGTGGTAACATGATCTCAGTGCAGAGGTTACTTGCTCGAATAGGAGTCTTGTAACGCTTCAACGCTGGAGGTGCCAATCGGTTAGCCTTGTCTGGGAACATGAAGTAACCTTTACCCGTCATAGCCTTAACAATCATCGTCTCTTGGAAACGATCAGTCATGTCAGGATCCGCTTGGTTCAGCTTATCAATATCCTCGTCATAAACATTCCACCCAATGTTACAATCATCTGGATTGTTCTTCAGGAACATAGCACTCTCGTAGAAATCACCATGAGCCATTGGGATATAACCCGCCCATGCTCCACGTCTTGCTCCACCTTGCGATACCTTACCTGCCATTGTCACGAAGTCATCTAGGACTGGGAGAATACCCGATGCTTTTCCTTCGCCATTACTGAACGGTGCTCCGCGCTCACGGATATCTCCCAGATAGCTCGAAATCCCAAAACCTGTCTGGGATAATTTAGCCCCTTCACCCAATCGCTCGTAGAAGCTAGAGATAGAATCCCCAACGTACCCACCAGAACAACTAACTGAGAAGCCACGATCTGTCCCTGTGTTACAAGCTACAGGTGAGCTTGGCACAAGCTTTCCAGACCATAAAACATTAAAGAATGCTTTCTCCCACGTCATATCTGGATCAACCCAGAAAGGTGCAGGAGTCTTAGGTGCCCACTGAGCCAGTGTACGAGCAATGCGCTCACAGTGGCCTCGGTAACCTACCGACTTATATAACATCTTCTCTTTAAAGGCTTGCCACCCCTGAGTAGTGAACCAATCAGGGAGATGACCTTCACTCTGAAGCTTCTTACGCTCATTACTTAATTCTTCCCACTGATCTGTCATACTTCCTCCTCAGGCAACTTCCAAACAAATGCTTTCTTATTCCACCCACGTTTGTACTCACTCCCAACCTTCACAAAGAAGTCGTGGAATTGACTACCTGTGATGTTATCATAGAACCACTTACCGATTGGGTTGTAGGCGGGTTTATACACCTTTTCAAAACCTAACTGCTCAAGGCATAGATCTAAGCGGGACTCAACGAAGTGTTTCAACTGTGTAGCTGTTACACCCGGGATGGTCCCTTTCTCAAAGATCATATCAATGATCTGAGATTCATGGTCTAGGATGGCATCCGTAATTCGCTTAAACTGGAACTGAAGACGTGCTTTATCTGCATCAGGTCTTTCCGCAAACAAAGTCTTAAACGCCCATGCCCCACCCATTGAGTGGATGTTCTCATCCAGAACTGATTGGTTAATACCAGCAACCACGTTGGTTAGTTTGTTCTTACCGTTAGCTTGGAAATGCTTAAGGAAAGCGAAGTTGCTATAAAGGATAGCCCCCTCAACGATACTGAAAGCGCCGAGAGAGATAAGATCATCTTCGTGGCACACAACCTCCTCAATGAAATCCATACGAGCCTTAAGCACGGGATCATTAACATAATCTGTGTAGAACTCATCTGTCGATAAGCCTAGAAGGCTGTTAATCTCATTGTAGAACTTAGCGTGACTGTTCAGTTCGATATTACTGAAGGCTGATGCCATACGCTGGAACTCAGGTCGTGGGAACATACGTTTGAAACGACCACCCCAATATTCACTACCAGCAACCACCTCGTAGTGGGTGAATAGCTTAAGTGTTGTAATAACTCCATGCAACTCTGCCTCACTGAATTCTGTGTGAAGCTCATGGATGTCCTTCTCTACGTTGTACTCAGTCCAAGGCCAGAAGTTTTCATTCTGCAGGTCTGCAAAATCCTCTGCCCCCGGGTAGAGTGTTACGTAGGAATCAGTTTTCTCTTGACAAATTGGAACTACTCTTGTCATTTTACTCCTCTTATTTATGCCCGTTAGGGTCGTTAATGTGATTATGTAATTTATTCTTCAATTCCTTGACTGCTTTAACCAGTCGCACTATTGCCCTTGCTGAAAAAATAAATACTAGGTACACAAATGCTATAGATACTGGATAAGCTACCCATGAGAACATACCACCTGTAGCCGTTAGGTAGTCATAGAGGCCGCCATCAAACTCCAACAGAAAGAATGGAACCACAAGTAAAACCCATACAAGGCAAGCAAATACCGTTGTCGCTGAAAGTACCTTCATGATCTCACTACTTTCACAGAACTCCACTACCTCTTGAGGCCAGTGAGCCTCAAAGTGCGGACAAGCCTCGTCATTGATGAACCCAATAGTCCAATTCCAAGCACATGATATTAAAGCACAAATTAGAAAAATAGCGGGAGATAGCGCCCAAGTAAATATAGCCAATCCCGTTATAAAGTCACTCATTCTTTTCCTCCTTTAAATTTAACGTGTGCAGTATACACACTTTTAGTCAAATGTCAAGCATTTTCCCATGTTGGGCAATAGACATGTCTACCACCTCTCCCACTTTGAGATTTCCCAACCACATTCTGAGCTAGCCTCATGAAGTCCTCCTCTTTAGTGTACCTTGTGATGTGGATGTACACACCAGCACACTGGAATGTGACCCTCCGACAGGTCTTGAAAGCTATGCTTTGGGCATCCTTAAGTGCATCGTATAGGGCGGACACATTAACCTCCCCGAGTGAAATGTGGTGGAAAACTTTGTTATAAAGTACACTCATGCTTTCAAGTACCACCCATCAGGAAAACGAACACAGTGCTCACGGGTGAACTCATGCCAAGGGTCACAGGGGAGACAGACATTATGACCTGTCTCTGTGCACACCCCATGGGACACAACTATATCCCCTTTTCTAGCTATAACCTTCCGTGGGTCTGGAGTTCCGTTGGTGTAGCCGTACTCATCTCTATCATAGGTGTAAGGTATTACCTCTATCATCCATCAAACTCCACAAGTGTATGGTCGAACCCTTCAAGTTCCTCATCAATTATCTTAGAGATAATATCCCAGTCCCCACCAGCAAGACCAGCACCTATTTTAGGGTAGCCTATACTAAACCCTGAATAGGGCCCTGTGAGGATTCCTGCGATCTCTCGGAACACCTTACGGACAGCGGGGTAGTCAACCTTACGACTATCCGTTCCCCAGAACTCCTGAGTATAGGCATTGAGGACTGTGAATCTATCACCATCAGGTGTCATTACATTGGCATACGAGAAGGTCCCCAACTTATTGGAATCCCCTTTAGTGGTAGCATTATCAGCCTCCACAGCAGCAGGAATACGCTCAGCAATCTCCTTAGCTATACCACTCCTCATCCGACACTGGCAGTTGCACCCGTGCACAATAATATCGAAGTCACCATTAAAGGCCATATCGATCAGGTTACCTTTTACTACTTTCATTTAATAAACCCTCCTCTTAGTTTTCTCTAGGTTACCATAAGGGTCTACTCATTGTCAACCACACAATCACCATTAACATCAACATCAACCTTAAGGGTTAGATTATAAGGGATATCCTCTCCACATTCCATACAGTAACCAAAGGTCTCGTACGCCTTGTTAGCTGTTGGGTAGCATAGGTAACGGACCTCTAGATCCTCCTCCTTGATGTGACCACACGTAGGACACATGAGGTTGAACTTAAAGGGTACTCGAAACCTCTTAACCTCTATGTGGAACTCCCCAATACTTTCTTTACTCATACTACCCCCTAAAATTTAATAACCAATCCAGCCCCTACAAGTTGTGTAGGTGCCACCAAAAATTTAATGCCTCCGTACTCACTCCCCCAGTAGTATGATGGAGTTGCAATCAGGGTCAGCTTACCGATACGCTTTAACTTATCAGGATACCCGCTAACCAAAGCCATGTCAAAACTCCAATTCCGTGTAATCTTATGGGTGTAACCGAGATAATGTGAAGTTCTGCAATGGGTGTTCCTGTAGGTCCCAAAAATAACCTTATCTACACGACCACCAATCAAGTCATGGCTCTCATTCAGGCACCCATTAATTGAAGCATCCCTGCTAAAGTGGTATGTCTTCAGTCCTAGGTGAAGCTCAAAGTTGTCTTCCGATGCAAATAAATTGCTTGACATTATCAGCAATAGTGCTATAATAGCTGTTCTCATTTCAATCCTCCTCTTAGTTAGGAGGTAAGAGACTAACAGATAAACAAGTAGATGTCAAGACTTGACACGGAGAATAAAGCCATGTAATATGCTCACATTGAATTAATTTTAAATTATTTTCAATTTAGGGGTTGACAAATCCCAATTTGTATGCTATAATAGGTATACTCTTATGGGTTATTACTTAAAGGTTCTCCATTTAAGGGTGACCATTTAGACTCAACTTAACTAACTTAATCAATCACAAATGATCAATCAAATAGGTTAAACCTTAAGGGTTCTTACCTTTAAGTTATTGATTTAAATAGATTATTAATTGAATTAGTTATATAAACCTAAAGGTTTAAACCATAAGGTAGATACTATTGGTATGACTAATAGCTCCGCAAGGATACCTAATGGTTATACCTTATAGTGGAGACTATCCCCGGAGGGGATCCTTATTGGTGGGAAAAGAAGGCGAAAGCCTTATATGAAAGAAAAGTGAAATTATTTTCAATTTAGGGGTTGACAAATCCAAAAATTGTGATATACTTAATATATATCTTCGGAAATCTTAGAGGGTTTAGGAATATATCCAGAGCAGCTGGGTCTACCCTTAAGCCTTTGAGGGCTAAAGAGTACCCTCCTCTGTAATGTTTATTCTTGAACATTGCTTTCGGTGGGCGCAAAGCCCACCAGTTTTTTCAGGGGAGTATGATTCCGCAGTAGCTCAGTTGGTAGAGCGCAAAACTGTTAATTTTGATGTCGCTGGTTCGAGACCAGCCTGCGGAGCCAAATCTTATAATGCCAGATATCTGTCCGTAGGTGGTTACGAAGCTACGCGAAATATAATACGTAGTAGCAATGAAAGAAGATTTAGAGAAAGAATGCCCGAAGCATGGGATGACAACATACCGCTGGAGAACAGATAGGTACAGATGCCTACAGATGCCTACAATGCCTCAAAGAGGCTGTAGTAAGACGCAGGAAGAGAACTAAGTTAGATGCCATAGAGTATCTTGGAGGCTCATGCCTACGATGCGGGTACAATAAATGTACGAGCGCATTAGAATTTCACCATAGGGATCCTAATGAGAAGGATTTTGGAATATCTGCAAAAGGTATATGCAGATCTTGGGATAAGGTGAAGGCAGAGCTTGACAAATGTGACTTATTATGTTCTAATTGCCACAGAGAGGTCCATCATGAGATGGATGAGGCAGACTGACAGGACAACCAAATTTCCTAATACGTCTTTTTATGCGTATTGGGGCTATAAGCATAGATAATAGGTTTATTTATGCGTATTACAATCAGACGGAGGATAAATTATGTCAAGACCATACCAAAAAGAATTTGAGTACATATTCCTTTCCCATGCTTGGGGAGATAAATCTAACGCTGGCGTCAACTATCGACGTAAGCCGAAGGATACAACCAAGAAGAAAGGGAAGTCTGAGTAGAGATTTCATAGAGAGTAACCCTAGCTGGTGCTAGGCTACGACTGCTAATCGCTAGGAGCCGAAAGGCTTGGGGTTCGTTTCCTCTGCTCTCTGCCAAGTTTAAAGTGTGCCTACAGCAACACTTCCTAAGTTAAACCTGATAGTGGAGGTTCGAGTCCTTCCCGCCCCACCATAACCATTATGGGGAGGTAGTTTAATGGTAGAACGTCAGGACGGATATGTGCATACTGAAAATAATTTAAAAAGTGCTTGACTTTTACATCAAAGTGTGTATAATGGGCACCAAGATAGAGATTTAAAGGTTCATTACAGCAGACCTATTACTTAAGCCAAAGCAGGTTGTGTCGGTTCGATCCCGGCTCTCCGTTCGGATGTTCGGAGATAGTCTAATGGGAGGACACCTGCCACATAGTAATATGAACCTGATACAATTTAAAGGCTAACTACAGCAAACATAATTTTAGAGGTTCGATTCCTTTATTTCCTGCCAATTAGGAGATTGCAATGGTGCAAACAAATTAGCCTGACATTATCCACTTTACATCTTCCATAAGAGGGTGTAAACTAGATAAAAACTTAAAGAGTGTGTACAGCAAACTATACGCTAGCTCACTGGTAGAGCAATCGACTATTAATCGACTGGAGCGGGTTCGATTCCCGCGCACATTAAGACACTCTGACACAATTTAGAATTAAAGGTTCCTTGCAGCAACAATAACGCTAATGGATACTGTGGGTCGCTGGTTCGAGTCCAGCCCTCTCGACCATAATACGTTGACGGGAGGTAGCTCAGTTGGTAGAGCAGCAGACGCAAACAACAGGAACCTGAAACAAGTTAAAGATTACTTACAGCAACAAATATTTGATTATACTTGTCTTGTGAAACAAAAGGTGTCGGTTCGAGTCCGGCTCAGGGATACGTCCCTGATGGTGTAACGGTAGCACTTCAATCTTAAAGTAATCTGACATTATCCACTATAGACCTTCTAACGAGGGTCTATACTAGATAAGACTTAAAGGGCAACTACAGCAATACCCAAAACATTTGACTTTTAATCAAACTACGTTTAGGATTTGCCCTGATACAATTTAGAACTAATGAGCAACTACAGCAAAAATACTATTTTCAAAACTATTGGAAGCCTTGAAAAGCAAAAATTGCTCAGAACCTATTGACAACCAACACAAAATGTGTTATTATATAAATCCGATAAAAATAGGAGGGTCAATCATGACATCATTACTAGATGCCTTTAATACAGAAGGCCGCACAGCCAACGGTGGCAAAACTAATCTATCTTCAATGGATCCATGTGTAGATCTATTCGGAGCAGTTGGTGCCTCTCGTGGCAAGAATATCGTAAATCTTATGTCAGCAGCTTATAACGCTGGCGACAAGGATTTAGCAACCCGAATCATGCTATGGGCACGAGATGTTCGTGGTGGAGCAGGTGAACGCCAACTCTTCCGTGATTTCCTAGTGTATCTAGATAAGACAGATCCTTCACAGGTTCTACGCTTCATGCACTTGATTCCTGAGGTTGGTCGTTGGGATGACCTATTGGTCTTCACCAATCAAAAGACAAAGTATGCTGCATACGAGATGATCCGTACAGCGTTAGAGGCTAAAGATGGTCTATGTGCCAAGTGGATGCCTCGCCAGAAGAAAATTGCTAACGAGCTTCGTAAGCACGTTCAGAAAGTTACAGGTCGATACATCACACCTAAGATGTGGCGCGTAGCCCTTAAGAACTTATCTGATACAGTTGAGCAGAAGTTATCAGCTAAGGATTTCGATTCTATCGATTTCTCCAAGCTACCTTCAGTTGCTTCAGCACGTTATCAGAAAGCATTCTTACGTAACTGTGAGACTTGTTACCGTGCATACTTAGACGCATTGACTAGCAAAGATCCTGAAGTTGCTAAGACTGTTAAGATCAACGCTGGCGCTGTTTACCCATACGATATCATGAAGTCTATGGTTCGTGGTGAGTCACAAGCCGCTAATGCCCAATGGGATGCTTTACCAGATTACCTAGAGGGTTCTGATGAGCGAATCCTACCAATGGTAGACGTGAGTGGATCCATGGGTTGCTCTGCAGGTGGAAGCAAAACTGTCACCTGTATGGATGTAGCTGTGAGCTTAGGTCTCTACATCTCAGAGCGCCTAGAGGGAACCTTTAAGGATACGTTCCTAACGTTCTCTGGCAGCCCACAACTTGTTAAGTTGAATGGAAGTCTATGTGATCGTATGCTTCAGTGCAAACGCTCTGATTGGGGTATGAACACTGACATCGCTAAGGCATTTAAAACAGTACTTGATAATGCAGTACGAGCAGGAGTTCCTCAAGAGGAAATGCCAACTAAGATCTTGATCTTAAGTGACATGGAGTTTGACTCATGCACAGGTGGGCGCTCTTACGGGTACGGTGGTCGTCACGATGCTGGCAAGTGGGATAAGACAGCCTTACAGTACGCACGTAGTGCATACCAAGAAGCTGGATATAAACTACCAGAGATCATCTTCTGGAACATTAACGCTCGTGAGGGTAACAGCCCTGTGACTGTTAATGACAAAGGAGCTGCACTGGTTAGTGGTTTCTCACCAGCTATCATGCGTTCAATCTTGTCTTGCAAGAATGTAACACCAACTGATATGATGTTGGAAACAGTTAATAAAGAACGTTATTCGTTCTAGCCCCATACTGGGACTTGTGAGACCCTTTTTGGGTCTCTTTAAAAGCATCTAAGCTAACGGGTAGTAATGAGTAAAGATAAAAAGACTGCACAATTAGGGATGAGCCCTTCAACAGCGAGTGGCAGACTTGTTAAAGACATTTTGTTTGACTTTGTTGAAAAGTCAGGTTACACTTGCTACCACTGTGGTGAACAGATGACAAGAGAGACATTCTCAATAGAGCATAAAGTCCCTTGGTTAGATAGTGAAGACCCTGTTGGACTGTTTTTTGCTCTAGATAATATTCATTACAGTCACTTATCTTGTAACGCAAGGGCGGCAAGAAGAAAAGTGGGAGTTGGTGAAGCAACAGATCACGGGATCACAATGTATAATAAGTATGGTTGCCGTTGTGATGTGTGTAAGCTTGCAAAAGCTAAGCACAACAAGTTAAGATACAAGAATCAATAAGTATTGATTTAAGCGAGTATGATGAAATTGGTATCATGGTGTCCTTCCAAGTCACTCTTCTCAGTTCGAGGCTGGGTACTCGCTCCAAGCTCCTGTGGTGGAATTGGTATACACGCTGGGTTTAGATTTCAGTACCTTCGGGTGTGAGAGTTCGAGTCTCTCTGGGAGCACCAAAAGTAAAGAATTCGAGGAGGATTGTATGGAAATAAAATCAGTTAAATCCGCAACTCTTACACAAGATGATGTGATTGAGTTAATCAAGAAGGACTTTGCCATTAAGGCAGAGGTTCCATACAGTTCGGTAGAGATTGACATCAGTTTTATTGATGAGGACAGAGGCCCTAAAGAACCTCTCGACTGTAGTCCTCATAGGCCAACTAAGGTTAAATCTGTAAAGGTTTGGTCTGATTGGCAACCACCTGCAAAGAGGTGGAATGAAGTAGGTGATTAAATGTCATGTGGCAGAATGGTTTATGCGCTTCCCTCATAAGGAAGAGGACAGTGGTTCAATTCCACTCATGACAACCAATGGGCCAATAACTCAATAGGTAGAGTATCCTGCTCATAACGGGGTAGAGGAGCGGTTCGAATCCGCCTTGGCCTACCAATTAATTAATACGCCGCACTGTGGGGGAGCCGCTGGTGCCTAGTAGAGTGCCGTGAAAGTCGGAAGTGTGGCCCCCAAAAATTTAGGAAGATAACTGTCAGGGTGGCAGAGTGACTATGCGCTTGGCTGCAACCCTTGAGAGATAGGTTAAAATCCTATACTGGACTCCAAACAGTTTTATCGGGGAATGGCCAAATTGATTAAGGCACTAGGTTTTGATCCTAGCGATTGTGGGTTTGAGTCCCACTTCCCCTGCCATATTTGTCTGGTGATAAGTGAAGGTCTTATGAAGATAACGGTGAGACACTTACATACTGTAGAGGTGCCTTCCACCAGACATTTAGGTGCCACCTTAAAGGTGAAGTTATGCGGGACGATCCCTATGTGCATCCATAGGCCCGCTCCATAAAGAATAATGCTGGGTTAGCTCAAAAGTAGAGCACACCGCTGATAACGGTGAGACGGTGGAGCGTTACCATCACCTAGTACCAGAATTAACACATGTGAAAGTAAGCACCTTGGAGAGTGGCAGCCCTCTTCAGATAAAGGTGGGGTAAGAGCCCTTAAGACTGCTACCAATTTAGAATCTATAGGTGTGTAGGTGGCGAAATTGTTAGACGCATCGGATTGTGATTCCGGCTTTTGCGGGTTAGAGTCCCGTCCTACACCCCTATAGGTTTTACTTTTAAGTTTTAACGCACGTATAGCACAATTGGTAGTGCAGCTCACTTGTAATGAGAAGGTTCTGGGTTCAAGTCCTAGTATGTGCACCATATTTTGTATCCTTAGCTCAGCAGGTAGAGCACTAGATTGAAGATCTGGGTTGCGTTGGTTCGATTCCATCAGGGTGCACCAAATTCAGGGGGTGAGTTAATGGTATTCGGCAGGACTCCAAATCCTTGCAATGGCAGTTCAAATCTGTCCCCCTTGGCCAATTTATTTTAAATTAGCACTTGACAAATCCAGAAATCGTGTTATACTGGATATATAAAGTCAATAAAACAACTAAAGGAGGTTGTTATGAAACACACAAACCGCAACCTCGTTGCTAAACATGCAGGTTCTTTTAACCGCTCAGCAGTCCATGTTGACCGTAAGAAGGCCTCAAAGAGTGGCGAGGTAAAACACAAGAGACGTCGTGATGACGTAGATATTTGAATGGGGGTTATAATTCAATGGTAGAATATTCGGCTTTTAACCGATCAATCAGAGTTCGAATCTCTGTAGCCCCACCAAGTGTCTTTAAGCATGACTAAGGTTATCCTTAAAGGTATTTAATGAGCTGTGTAGCACTTATGACGATAAGTGTGAGTGGAATATTCGGGTTCGACTCCCGACACAAGCTCCCAGTTTAAAGCTCAACGGGCAGGTTGGATATGCACCTTCCTTACAAGAAGACCGAATATGGTTCGATTCCATAGTTGAGCACCAAGAATTTTACCCTATCCGTCTGGATGGACTTGGCCCTACGAAGGCCGATGGAGTGGTTCGAATCCACTATAGGGTGAGACATATTAGTTTGTATCGACATCTAAGGATAGTCATGAGCAAGGATAAGAAAGCCCAACAGTTGGGTATGAACCCCTCCACAGCGAGTGGAAGATTGGTAAAGGACATACTCTTCAACCTCATAGATAAGCACGGAGAGGTCTGTTACCATTGCGGTGAGAGCATGAATCGAGATGATTTCTCAATAGAGCACATAAAACCATGGCTTGACAGTGAGGCACCTAAAGAGTTGTTCTTCGACATGGATAATATAGCATTCAGCCATTTGAAGTGCAATATCAAAGCTGGAAGGAGACCCCGCAAAGGTTCGAGGTCTCACGGAGTTTCAGGGTATAATAATGGGTGTAGGTGGACTATTTGTACAGAGGCATCATATGAAAAATGCAAGAGACGCCGAAAAAGGCTTAAGTCCCTCACGGGGAAGGATAGGTAAGAGTTAATGTCAGCATAGATTAACTGGTTAAATCACAAGACTTTCAATCTTGCGTTCGGAGTTCGAGCCTCCGTGCGGATACCAAACAATACGGCTATAGTATAAGGGATAGTACATGGGATTTCTACTCCTTTGGTCTGGGTTCGAGTCCTAGTAGCCGTGCCATATTCGGGGATAGTCATGGATGCTGAGGAAGGCTTGCACCTTTTCGAGTAGAGTTCGATTCTCTATGTCTCCACCAAGTTTACGTAAAATGGTTTATTAATTAGTGTTTCACCTTGCCCGGCGCAGCTGAGTTAGGCTCTATAAGGAGATGCACTTCTGAGAGCGAGACCTCCCGCCAATAAACCATTAAGTTGTACCTCAGCGGGTATGGCAAGGAGGCTATATAATTTAGGTTAAGAGTCCCTCTGGGAAGGGAATTGCACTGTCTATGCAATCGTTGCGGGTTCGACTCCCGTCTTAATCGCCACAGTTTAATCCGAGTGTAGCGCAGTCTGGTAGCGCACATGGTTTGGGACCATGTGGTCGGGAGTTCAAATCTCTCCTCTCGGACCAAATTAACGGGTAACGTCTTGAAGAGATAATGAGGCAGGGTAGCGCCCTGATACGCAAGATATCCCCGACCAATTTTAAATTATTTCTACCTTAGGGGTTGACAAATCCCAAAAGTATGGTATACTTAATATATAAGGTTAAGAAATTAAGGGGACGCTGGGCACTGGAGAGCCCACCTCGCTGTAAACGAGACGCCACCACACTGTGTAGGTTCGACTCCTACCGGCCCCACCATCTTTGGAGACTGGCACACAGGCCCCCGCCTAGTTTAATCTAGCAGGTCGGTCTCCAACCTACTTGACGCGGTATAGAGAAGTGGTCATCTCGACAGGCTCATTACCTGTAGATCGTTGGTTCGAATCCAGCTACCGCTACCAGATCTTAGTAACCTTCTAACTAAGGAGGTGATCGATCTCGCGCTACAGCGTTACGTAGCTCGCTACAGTCATCTGTGAAGATCGCTAAGGCAACCATGGAGAAGTTAATGTCGGATGATAAATCCAAGAAAGGCTTTGCCTCAAATCCCGATGGGATTAATAGACGAGGTAGACCAGTAGGCAGCAAGAACAAGCTCCCATCAGACCCAGCTCTGAAAGAACTATTAAAGAAAAACGCTCCTGAAGCCATTCAAAAGCTCGTCTCATTGATGAGGAATGCCGATAAGGAGGAAACCCAGCTTAAAGCTTCTATTAAACTTATAGATATGACATATACAGTCGTTCTGAACGATGAGAAGCAAAATGGTATCCAGAAGGCCCAATCTGAGGAAAGCTCAGACAAGAAGCCAACTGGTAAAGTCATCTCACTGAGTATGACTCAGGGTTAGTTTTCTTAGAAGTCTGAGGAGAGGTAGCTGACTGCATAAGCAGCCCTGCAGCTACGTTTATGGGGCATGGAAGAGTGGCCATCATAAAATTCAAAACACGAAAGGGAGTCCTTCATCGAGGGTCTCCCTTTTTGCATTTCTAAATATCATATCAAATATCATACCAAAATGTCAAACAAAATCAAATATATAGTTAAGCTTAAAGGGCTTAACCCTATGACTGTTGAAGCAGAACGTGCCCAATCAGACGGAGCACTGATCCACTTTACTAACGCACCTAATGAAGAAGGTAAGTGTGCATCGCTTCTAGTAGTTAATATCGAATCCTTAGAATACTTCGGCCCAGAAGGGTACTTCGAGGTAGCAAACAAGAGGTAACCCAGATGTCTGAAGAAGTTCAAACGTTGGGTCCAGCCTCAGCCAAACAAGAAATGATTTTAAACAGTGACGCTCAGATATGCATTATCGGCGGAGCTGCCGGATCGGGGAAGTCCTACCTTCTCCAGATGATACCCTTAAGGTATATAGATGACGGTAAGACAACCATCATCATGTTCAGACGAACAACACCCCAGATTAAGGGGCAGGGTGGTATATTTGATACTGCCTTTAATATGTATAATGAGTTAGATGCTTCCATTAAGCCTACCTTTAGGTCAAATGATCTAACTTGCCGATTCCCAAGTGGTGCCTCCATGAAGTGGCAACACATGGAGTATGAGAAAGATAAATTAAATATTCAGGGTCTTCAGTATACCTTCATTGGTGTGGATGAGGCTTGCCAGTTCGAATGGTCACAGCTTGAATATATGATGTCTCGTCTCCGTTCAGAATCTAAATACCCTTCTCGTATGGTTATGTCATGTAACCCTGATAGTGATCATAAGATCAGAGAGCTGATCGATTGGCACCTTGACGATGAAGGTTATCCGATTCCTGAGAGGGATGGTGTAGTTCGTTATTTTGTCAGACGTGAAGGTGACTTCTTCTGGGGTGAAACCCGTCAGGAGTTAGCTGAAAGGTTTGATATACCTGAAGAGGATTGGGAAGCAGCTATTCTTAGCTTCACATTCATCTCTGCGACTATCTATGATAATCCGCCGATGATGAAGAACAACCCTGAGTACAAAGCTTTCCTAGAAGGTCTAGGCCCTGTAGATAAAGCTCAGCTACTTCATGGTAACTGGAACGTAAGAGCTGAAGGAGCTAATTATTTCAGACGTGAGAACATGGTTAAAGTCCCCACTAAACCCTTCAATGCCGTATGGGCACGAGGATGGGATAAGGCCTCACAAGAGCCTACCACTCAAGAGAAACATCCTGACTTCACAGCGTGTGCTAAATTAGGTAAGTGCCCTGATGGGTTCTATTACTTGGTTGGCGATCACGTTGAATCTAATAATGAGAAGGGCCTCGAAGAGTACGGAAGATTCAGAAAGCGCCCCGGTGAGAGAGATAAGATCATAGCTCAGCAAGGTCACTATGATGGTGAAGATTGTGCCATAGTCCTTCCGATTGACCCCGGCGCGGCTGGTAAGGTTGAGTTCGCAGAGTCTGCTAAGAAACTCCTAGCTGAAGGTTTAAGACCTAAACAAGATCCAGTCCCTAATACCCAAAACAAACTGTCACGGTTTGAGCCTTTCGCAAGTGCTGTCGAGGCTGGATTGGTTCGTGTAGTTGAAAGCACCTTTAAGAACAAACAGTCCCTCAATAAGCTCTACGATGAGCTTGAGAAGTTTGATGGTGAACGAAGTACACGTACTAAGAAAGATGACTGGGTGGATGCTATAGCTAGTGCATTCAATTACCTAACGCAGGCCCGGAGTATACGGGTTGTTAAACGAAATCAAAAACGAAGTGACACCTATGCTAAGGATGTTATTTCTAAGAACAAAACTTAAGAGGAGCTAAGCATGAGTAAACCAACTCGTTTAGTTATTGAGAATAAGGGCGTTGGTGCTATCCATGAGCGCCAGTTCTTCCTAGATATTCAGGCAGCTATTCTTGATGGCTACCGTATCAGCGAGAGCACAAAGCGTATTGATTCAACCATGAGAAACTACATGGGATTCATGGGTAGAGCTGTTCTAGTTCTTCCTGAAGATGCTCAAGTAGAAGAGACTCCAGTGGAAACACCTGAAGTTGAGACTCCTGAGGTTGAGACTCTTGAAGTTGAAGAGAAGGTTGAGGAAGTGGTTGAGACCCCTGTAGAGGAAGACCCACAACCTAAGCTGGATACCCTCAAGAAGAAAGATGACCTTCTTCAATATGCTAAGGAATTAGGTGTAGATATCCCTGAGGATGTCAAGGCCCCGATGAAGATCAAAAAGATCATCAGAGAGTCTGGTAAAGTTTAATAAGAGGTAGCTGATGTCAGAAGATATCAATAAGGCTGAAACCTCTGGAAACAAAACGGTGGTTAGACCTATCACTAATCGTGAGAAAGGTCAGCCACGGGTAGTGACAAGTGGTAGGTTCATTCAGGATACACGTAGAACCGAACTTACCATGCCACGTAGGCTTTGTACTTTCGATAGTATGATGGCTGATGATGCAGTGTTTAACTCTGTGGACGTTACTAACCTACCTGTGCTTATGGCATTAGCGGGCGGGAAGTTTGTTTCCAATAATGGATCAGCAATAAGTGAGGAAGTTGCTAAGTTCCTTAACTACAATATTCGCAATCTGAGTTCTGGCACTTGGCTTCAGGCTATTAATAACCTAAACACAGATATTATTTATGGTTTCTCCCTTCTGAATATTGTTACAGAAAAACGTAACTCCGGGCCTTACAAAGGTTTCAGAGTTCTCAAGAAATTAGCTCCAAGAGATCAGAAGTCCGTTTACGGATGGGTTTGGGATAAAGAGTTTCGTGAGGTTATTGGTTTTGTTCAGAAACCCAATCTCAAGAAGAATAGAAATCCCAAGATGACCGATTTTGCTCAGGGATTAACAAGCCTAGATACAGCAGCCCTTCAGCAATCTAACTACCCATTTATTAAGTCAGAGCAATTACTCCACAGTGTTTACAATCCTACTAATAATAATCCTCAAGGTGATTCCCCTCTCATGCATTGTTATGATGCTTGGCTAGAGAAGAAACTTGTCGAGAAGTATGAAGTTGTGGGTGTTAGTAAGGACCTTGGTGGTGCTTTAGTCCTCAGGGTTCCTTCTCAGTTAATTGAGAGAGCTAATGACCCAGCTACGTACCCTGATGAGGCAGCTGAGTATACAGCCCTTCAAGAGGATGCTGCGGCGTTACACGCTGGTGAGTCAAGCTACATAGTTCTGTCATCTGATGTAGATGCTGCAACCAAAATCCAAGATTACGATATCCAATTCAAAGGTATCGACGGGGGCGGTAAGCAGTACAAAACATCAGACATCATCGACCAGAAGCGTAAAAGTATCTACAATGTATTTGGAGCAGGATTCCTACTACTGGGCCAAGACTCTACAGGGTCCTATGCACTTAGTTCTAGTCAGACCTCTACTCATGCGATGTACGTTCAAAGAAATATTCTTTGGAAAACTGACCTGATTAATAATCAGTTGATCCCAACTATCCTGAAAGCGAATAACATCCAGCTTGACTGGGAAGATATGCCTGTATTCGAACCAATGGATCCGGACGAACTAGATCTTGATGTTCTATCCAAAGCTATTCAGCGTATGAAATCTGTCGGCGGCCTTACTGAAGAGGCTCTTACAGAGCTATATGAGAAGGCTAACCTACCGACAGATGGTATCGATAAGTTAGTTTTCGATGACGGTGACACAAGCCGTGGTGGGGAAAGCAACGGTACATCTGGAACGGGGAATACCCAATCAGGTGGCGCATCAAGCTCAACCAATTCAGAGAATGGTGGGGTAGCTAAGAGCTTCACAGTTGATAGAGAAGAAGATGGTATAATTTACGCTATTTCAAGTGATGGCGAAACCATTACTATCTCTAAGGAAGAATAGATATGGATAAAGTAAATGAGATCCTCAAGGCTGCAGGTGTAGCTATTGAGAAGAACACAGATAATGACAAAAGGAGCATTATCTCAAATGCCATAAGGGCAGAATACCCTGACACATATCCTTACTTAGTAGATTATGATGATGAGTACATCTACTTCGAGGTATATACAGGTGAGGGTTATAAGAACTTCAGAGCTGGATATACATTCTCGGGAGTATCTGTAGACATCGAGAGTGATCCAGAAGAAGTTGTAAAACTTACTGAGTACCGGGTTGTTAAGAATGACCTGAGCACAGAGAAAGGTTTACTAAATTTTATCACTAAGCATTTCGGTGGAACAAAAGGATCTGGGAAGACAGTTCTTAAGCAATTCCAAGAAGAAGAGATGGTAGCTATTGAGAAGCTCTATATCCACCCTGAGGATGTTGATGGAGTTGGTGATACTATTTCTTTAGAAGATACCCGTGGTATGGTTGATAGCTTAAACAAAGCCATCGAAGCGGGCACCCTACAGCATGGACTTTTCCACAAGCATAAGACAGATTCCTTCTCTGTTGTTAAGGCTTGGGTAGCTGAGACAGATTGCATTATCGGTGAAACTGAGATCAGAGAGGGTCAACCCCTCATTAAGGTTCAGTTCCATAATGAGACTGCTTGGGAACTTCGTAAGAGTGGTGAGATTGCTGGGATTAGTATCGGAGCTAAAGCTACCGAGATTGAGGAGTTAACTGATGACTGATTTACTATCAAGCGCAGTTGAGAAACCTAAAGCAAAGAGAGTACTGAAGGGTGTTCACTTTGACTTTAAAGGTGCAGAAATTACCTATACCGATTGGTCACAGGGTGGAGCTTGCAGCTTAGAGAATGATATGGTCCTTGCCAAGGCAAAGGATAACAAGAAGCCTCTAACAAAAGAGCAACAAGCTATCTTAGATCAAATCGGTGAAGAACATACCGCTCTAGAGAAATCTAAAGTGGATGCAACAAACACCCCCTCTTCCCCTACTACGGGTGATGGTATCGGGGGAGAGACACATGATAAAGGAACGGATGATATGTCTGATCAAATCGTAAAAGACCTTCAAGCTCAATTAGCAGCTCTTAAACATGAGAATGCTGTTGTTAAAGCTCAAGGCACTCTTGCTGGTTATGGCTTTGAAGCTGAACTAGCTGATGAAGTTGCTGAAGTACTTGCTAGTATCGAAGCCTCTGAAACAATCGTTAAGGCTTTTGATGCCCTAGTAGCTCAAGCTGAGGCTAAGGTTGAGACTGCTTTAGAGAAAGCTCAACAAGAAGCTAAGGCTAGTAAGGAGACAGCTGATACTGATCTTCAGAAAGCCCTTGACGCTGAAGCTGGTGAAGGTGGAGAGCCTGAAGCAGACGCTGTTGAGAAAAGCCTGATTGATAAAATCATAGAACAACAAGACCTACAGAAAGGAGCTAAATAATGCCTGTTAATGATACTGGTCGCAAATATTTCACAGATGTTGTTAAAGGTGTAAATACCTTTGAGAACTCTAATGCAATGCAATACAACTTTACAACTATCACCCCAGCTATTGCAGCTACTACTGTAGAGCCGATGGGTATCCCTTTGATCTACAACGAGACAGCCGGTGAATGGCAGATCGTAGCAGATACCAATATCGCTGAACTAGGTGGAAGTGGCTCAGGCCTTCCTAACGATGGCTTTGTAGCTATCATCGTTGGTACTGCTTTTGGTGCTGGTTTCAACAACAAAGATGTTGACCTAGCAACTGAGGACGTAACTGTTCTATTCCGTGGCGCTAATAATACAGGTGTTGTTCGTGATGGTATCGACTTCACCCTAGCTACCCTTAGCGCACCAAACCAAGCAAACTATGAGAAAGCTCTTGAAGCAGTTGGCATCATGGTTATCGACAACGCTGAAGTTGTTAGCCCAACTTACACATCTTAATACAGGGAGTAAAGATATATGACTGTTAAGATTAATCAAAGCAACGTAGAGTTTGATAAGGCTCTTAGCCATTCAAATGAGAACTCTTTTGAGTTGCAAGACGTTACCCCTATTGTTGAGCGCCAAGAAGTTGCTCCCGGTCTTTTGACTGCCCTATTGGGTGGTACTACTAACCAAGTTATGCTTGAGACAAACACTTTCAAGTATGATGAGTTAGAGCACACTGTTCAGTTACCTGATGGTAAGCGTTATGATGAGTTCGGTAAAGACCTTCAAAAAGACAAGCCTCGTCAGTTAATCTATGAGGTAGGTAGCTTCGGTATCCGTTCTAACGTAGCTCCAAAAGACTACGCTAACCGTAGAATCCCGGGCTCTCCTGACCAGTTGATGGATGAAGCATACCTTGTTTCTCAGATGAATGCTAAGAGTCAGAAAGCATGGCAGCTGTTCGATGAACTATCTTTTGCTCAATTGCTGACAACTGATACGAACATCACCCGTGGTGGTCCAATGCCAGAGTATAACTTCTACACTGACATCGTTGGTAGTGCACGTCCTGCTAAGATCAACATGGATCTTGACAATAACACTATTGATCACTTCCAATCATTCGCTGAACAGCTTGACTTCCTAGAGCAAGATGTTGAGAAGACAATGAACACAATGTCTATGCCTGTTGTTCTTTGCGGTAAAGACTTCTTCAACCAACGTCTTCTAGTTGAGAAGCAACAAGGTGGAGCTGGCTCACTAACACTGAACCGTGAAATGCGTGGTGGTCTAGACCTAGCATCTATGGGTGTTCCTGAGTCTAGCTTCGGTTCTGGTTCTGGTCGTTTCAACTACCAGTACTTCGATTCCCACGATGGTCTACGCTACATCCGTTACAGTGCCTCTATCGCTGGTACTAAGTTGATCGCTGATGCTGATGCTTACATGATCCCAGTTGGTGCTGAGACATTCATGAAGCAAGTATTTGCTCCAGCTCAGACTCGTCAGTACGTTAACACTACTGCACAAACTGCATACGGTTGGTCTAAAGAAGATGACCGTAACGGTGTTACTCTATGGACTGAGAAGAATGTTCTACCAATGATGGTGAACCCACAGCTAGTTCGTCACCTAACTACTGCTTAAGAGTTAGTGAACTAACAGCCGCCCTCCGGGGCGGCATTTTTGTTTAAAAAGAATTCTAATAAGGAGCCATTATGGCAGTAATAGATAGAGCACAACTTCTAGCCGATGCTAAGGTCTTCCTTCCTGATGGTAACGTCCTCACTGATACTGAGATGATGATGATCATTGACAATGTTGTTGATTATCAAATCCCAGCTGATGACGATATCTATTACAGTGAGGCTCTTTGTAAAACATTGAAATCAGTTGCACTACTCAACAAGTCGAAGTATGCAGTTGACGAACAGAACATAAAGAGAGAAAAGGTTGGCGGCGTAGAGAAAGAGAATTACGGCGAACTCAGTAGAGTAGCTTGGGATGATTATATAAAGTCTTTAGCAGATATCTGCCCTCTTTTACCGGGCGGGGGGTATAGCCCTAGTAAAGCTATTGGTGTGAAGATTAACCCAAGTAAGAAATTCACTGTTAGTGATTGTACGTGCCCATCTGATTTATTCCTATAATAGTTCTTTCCTTTTGGAGGAATAATGAGCGATACTTTACCAGACATCAAGGTAAGCAATACTACTTTCTCTGATGTCAATACCCTGACGGGTTTGGCTGTAGGTACAGCCTTAGTTATCTCAAATAAATCTACATCACCTATTCTACTACAAATCTCAGCCACTGAGCCATCTCCAACATCCCGTAATGGGGAGATATTAAGCATCTCTCCTAATAGTACATCTGTTAAGATCGTGACTGCAGGTGAGAACACCGTATGGGCTAAGTCTCTGAGACACACCGATGCCCCTCTAAGCGTACAGGACAATACATAATGCCTATCTTACCTCCAGATACTGGTGGGTCAGGTAATGGTTCTGACTCAACAGCTATACGAGAAGTTATCTTCACAGGAAGAAGCACAGCAGCTTCACAAAACCCAGTAGTACTTGACACACCTATTCAAGTAGAGTTTGGTGTTGCTCAGGGCGGTGTTAATGATCCGTTACAGATAGACGCAGCAGGCAACATAACCTGTAACGAGGACGGAACGTATTACTTCACAATAACACTACAAGCGGGTAGAACAGGATCGGCTGGGGTCTCGTTCTTATACGGAAGATTACTTGTAGATGGGTTTCAGCCAGCATCCTCCGTCCTAGTTGAACTAGATGATGCTAATGTAATCATCCCGATGCAGTTTGACGTAGTTGTTCCTTTGACAGTTGGTCAAGTTGTTACTGTTGAGATCTATAGGGATTCAGCTGGTAATAACTCAGGGGGGATTGCCCAAGGTGTTCCTACTATAGGGACTTGGAATAACGCCTCATGTGCAAGTCTAACAACAAGCCGCCTTGTACCTGCAGCAGCAGAAATCCCAGAGCCAGCTCCCCAAAGAAGTAATAAAGTTCTTGTTAAGACGAAGGGTGATTTCCCCCTCCCGATAGGTGGAGTGATTACCTTAGTTGATAATACAGATTACGAGATCAACGGAACGATTGACTTAGTTACCGACCGTATCGAGCTTACAGGTTCAAACAACGTATATGGTCTTAACCCAGAACTCGATATCCTGATCACCAATAATGCTACAGCTCTTATCCGTGGTAGAGATGCAGGATTTATAGGTAATAATTGTACGTTTGTTAATATCGGTGGGAACATCTTTGACTTAGAGGATACCGCTGGGAATGAGGGAACTAATAGCTTCTTCCTCTCGGAGTGTGTTCTAACCAACTCACCAGCTATTGGTAGATTCCAAGACCTATTGATCGTCAACTTCGATAAAAATGCTCTAAGGAATATGGCCACAGGTGCTTCTTTCGAGGGCACAGCTAATGAGGCTATGCGAATAACTGGGAACATCCTAGAGAGCACTACTACAGGGACTGTGGTTGATCTTGGAACATCAGTTTTCGGAGCTATGTCAATAGATCACAACTTCATTCAAGCTTCTCCGGGACTTGTCCTTATTGATGGATTGCCAAGCAGTGGAAACATAGCACTTGGTGGGCAGGGGGTAATACAATCGAATACAACCTTCGGTGGAAACCTCCCAACCATTAATAATATTTCCTACAAGGATGCCCGTTGGAATTGGGGGCTTAATAATAATGTTCCTGATAGTGCAGCTATAGGCTCTCTATACATGGAAAATAACACCGTGGAGACAACCTTCTCCGGTGTAAGTATTCCAACTAAAGTTCTCGGGACGACAGTTGCAGGTGAGAATATCCAACGCTTCACTATGCCGGGTAATAATACACTTAGGTATGTCGGTAATAAGTTCTTTGATGGTACGGTTACCTACTCAGCGAGTGTTAAACGTTCTAGTGGGTCTGGTAACAGGTTGATCAAGTTAACGGTCTACAAGAATGGATCTCCTCTGGCAGGGGCCTCTCAAATACTAGAGGTTACCACGAGAGAGGTTCCTGTAACTATTCTTGCTAATACTAACATCCAACCTAACGATGAGTTTGAGTTGTGGATCTCCAACGAGGAGAATACTAATAATATGCAAGTATCCCAATTACAATGTAGCATAACCTAAGAGGTAATCCCCGTGATAAAAGCTAAGGTAGTTAAGAAGGGGAGAACTTTTAATAAGATCAGGAAATCTGTCAAAGACATTCACCAAGAGAATGTACAGATAGGTTACTTCGCAGGTCAGGGGCAACACACCTCTGGCCTTTCGTTCCCCGCATTAATGGCTATCCATGAGTTTGGGACTGATGACATCCCTAAGAGACCTGTTTTCCAGATCACAGCCTTCGGAGCTAAGCCCCAAAAATCCTCAAGAGTTAAAAGTGCTATCCGTAATTGGTCAAGTAACTTAGCTGGCAGGGCTGATGCTAAGCTCCTATTAGATACCATCGGTAAGTACTACCAGAAAGAGCTTCAGAGCCTATTTGGGGATACTTCAGCCCTTGCATCTAATAGACCTACCACTATCCGAATTAAAGGTCGTGATGAGCCTCTGGTGGACTCTGGAGAGCTTAGGGACAACCTAGCTTACAGAAACTCTATCGATGAGGAGATTAAGAAGTGAGATTATTAAAAGCTAAGACACTCACCTTTAAGAAGTTCGAAGAGGGCTTCTACGATGAAGATGGTCTTTACGTTGATGGGTTCGAGCATGAGTTTGATGTCGAAGGATCACTTCAACCATTTAGATTAGGAACCAAAAGAGATGTTCTACCTGAGGGTGTTTCATCTACAGACGCTAGAGTGTTCTTCCCTAGGTCCCCTATCTTCACAACAAACCATCTTGAAAACACACAAGCTTACGAGACAACCATTGACGGCTATGTATATGTGACAGTCGAATCGGATCCTTGGACTGAGACCACACTTTCAATCGATCACTATGAGGTTGTTTTAGTTCGCAAAGATAAGAATGAGAATGATGACCAATGATAGATTACGATCAAATTTATAGAACGTTTATTGGTATCGCTCGTGACACTGTTGGGTCAGAGTTAAGTACATCAGGTTCTTACCCTTCCGTTATCCGTTCTAGGCAAACTGGTCCCAAAACAAAGCCCGGACCTAAACCAGATTTCCCGTATATCACTGTGGACATCCTGACAACAGGAAGACCCGGTGGGTATCTAATTGAACAGTCTATGCCTGATGATAATACCATCAGGTATGAGAATGTTAAAGAGATCCTTATTAACTATACCGTATTCGGAGGTAACTCCAAGGCGATAGCAGAGGATCTAGAATTTTTCTTTAGTACAGACGTTATCCTTGAGAGAGTTAGATCTGAGACCTCAGGTCAGGTAAGAGTAACCGATGGCATAATTGAAATTCCACAACTGCTTTCAACCTCATATAGCGAGAGTAGTTCATTCAATCTGACATTTGCAATTACAGATGTTAAAGATATCACCTCTACAGATATCAAAGGTGTTGAATACACTGGTGATGTGTTTAGGAGTGATGAAGACACTAACCCGCTCCCTATGAGTGGAAATAATTAATTAGGAGACATAATGGCTTTAAATCCAGTAGCCACAGTCAACATCAGCCTACAGACAACAGCTGTAAGTAGAGCTGGTTTTGGCACACCGATGTTTATTGCCTCACACAGTGCTTACCTAAGCCGTGTAAGGTCCTATGCAAGTGTGCAGGATGTAGCGGCTGATTTCAGTACGACATCTGACCCGTACCTAGCAGCACTCGCTTTCTTCTCTAACACCCCTTCAGGGCCACTCTTCAAGGTTGGTCGTAGGGATTCAGATGCTATCCTGACACCTGAGAACGTAGCAGAGAATACCGTTTATGAAGTTACTGTAACAGTTAATGATAATGATTCTGTAACCGCTAATTATACAGCACTACTTGCTGACACAGCTGAAGAGATTGCAACTGCACTTAAAGCTGACATTGACGCTGTCACAGAGGTAACAGATCACATCACAGCAACAGTGGTTGGTGTTGGTGCAGCAGCAACTCTGGAGATTTCGGGTAATACCTCTTCAGATGTATTCTCTATCACTGGCCTAGAAAATCTAGCGGATACCTACACAAGCACTGAGACAGGGGCTGATGCTCTTAATGCAATCCTTGAAGAAGATGAAGACTTCTACTTTGTCGCTGCAGAAGAAGATTCAGTATTCCGTGGGGAACTATCTACAGCAGTTGAAGCTATGGACCGCTTGTTCTTCCAAGCCTCTTCAGATACAGCTATCCTTGACGCTCCTGCGAGTAGCACCCCTACCAAGGACCGTACAATCACTCTGTGGCATGAAGATTCAGAAAACTTCCCTGAGGTTCAGTGGATCGGTGTTAATGCTCCGTATGCTCCGGATGAGAATGCTGTAACTTGGGCAGGTAATCAATTAAGCTTGTTCGCTGAGTCTAAAGACCCACGTACAGGTAACAAACTAACATCGACCCAGCAAACTAATGTTTTATCTTATGGATACAATATGGTTGCCCTTGTTGGTGGAGTTCCAGTAACTCGCCCGGGTAAAGTTGAAAGTGGAGAGTGGATTGATACCATCCGTGGTCGTGATACAATGACTGCACGTATCGGTGAGAGAATCTCTAGTCTGATTATCAACCAGCAAGGTGGTAAGATCCCTTACACAGCCTCTGGTATCTCTCAGATTGATTCTGCACTATCTGCAGCACTTCAACCATTCGTTGATTCTAACTTCTTAGAGTCTTATGTAACCAACCCACCATTGATCACAGAGATCCCAGCAGCTGATAAACAAGCTCGTGTACTACGTAATGTTCAGTTCACTGCTTTCCTTGCTGGTGCTATCCATGAAGCTGTGTTCAACGGCGTTCTAACAATCTCTGAAGGTTAATAGGAGAAATACATGGCACACGTAACATACTCAAGTAGACAAGTTGTAAGTAACTTCGGTGGCCTTCCTATTGATGGCTACGCAGAGGATAGCTTTATAACTATCACCTACAATTCCGACTTCTCAGCACCTACTGTAGGAGCTGATGGAGAGGTTGCCCTATCTATCAGTCCAGACCAGACTGGTACAGTAGCTTTTGATTTGATGGATACCTCTGCAGGTGCTAAGCGCCTAGCTGGTGTTTATGCTGCACAACGTGCAAGCGACACACCTATCCGCCTACCTCTTGTGATCTCTGATCCATCAGGTGCAACCTTGGTACTATCTAATAACGCCCACCTACAATCGATTGGTGAAGGAACTCTAGGGACCTCTAATAATTCCCGTACCTTCACATTCTTCGTTGAGAATATGGTGTTTACTGCAGTACCTAAAGGTGTTGGTGAAGCTACGGCTGGTATCGTAGATGAAGTTAACAACTTTGTTGAAGCTAATATTTAATTGATGGGGGCATAGCCCCCTCTTAAGGAGAGAACATGTCTTTCAATATAAACGATATAAATAAACAAGCGGGTATCGCAACTAAAGAGATTAATGGTGTAACCTATACACTCCATCTCCTACCTGCAACGATTGGTCTAAAAATGTCTTTAGAGATCAGCAAGCTTTTGGCTCCATCTATCGGTGCAAGCTTTGATGGTCTTCGTCACGATGAGTTACTTCATGGAGCACCTAAAACGTTCTCTGATTTAGCTACCCTCCTATCTACACAACTTGACAAGGTTGATGTTGCTGAGTTGATTTCAGCCCTCATCGGAAATGTTGAAGTTGATGGTAAGAAAATTAATTTTGATACTCACTTCCGAGGTAACTATGGAAGTATGATCCAATTAGTTGAGTTTGCCCTTAAGGAGAACTTCGAAAGTTTTTTTACAGAGAGCGGTTTTCAGACCCGTTTAATGAGTCTGATGGAGAGCCTCAAGACCCCAACTCAAGATCCGGAAGAGTCCTCAGACAAATAGAGAAGACTTGTTCACTCACCTCATTAGATTGGTACATCTATACGGTCTACCGAAGTAAATACAACAAAGAGACTATTCGCTCCCTTAAATATGAAATGACATTGCCAGAGCTTCTTGAATATAAAGAATACATAGATTGTATGGAAGCAATTGATACGGCAACTAATAAGGATCACGAGGAGAAGATGAAAGCTCTTGATAAAGGAAGCAGATAATGGCAATGACTATTAAGGATTTTATCCTACAGCTTGGCTTTGACTCTAGTGAGGTCGATAAGGGACTTTCTAACATAGAAGCTAAAATGGGGCGTATTGGGGCCAAAGCCCAACGCACCCAGCAAGCTAGGATGAAAGCCTCTAAAACTTTCTTTGCTGACCAACTACGTCAGGAAGAGAGGGCAGCCAAAGCTGCAGAAAGAATTCAAATCAGGAGAAACCGGGTAGCAACTTCCTTGGAGATTGCCCGTAGAAAGGCTAGCAGAGGATTAAGCTCTCTTGGAACTCCTGAGTCGAAAGCACAACTTAAGCAATTCCAACAACAATTTAATCAGCTCTCTAAGTCGATAAATAAGGCTTCTACAGCTGGAGACTTCTCTAAGATAACTAATCAGTTGAGATTGGTAAATGATCAACTAACTTCAACTGTACAACAAAGTAATAGAGCGGCTAGAGCATTTAAAGCTCAAACCTTTGCTATGAATGCTGCAAGGGATTCTGCAAGAAATCTAGCGCGCAGTTATCTTTCAGTCTTTGCTGCTATAGGTACAGCCGGAGCAGCTGGGCGTACAGGTATTGGTTTCGAATCTATCCAAGCGTCTTTACTAGCAGCCTCTGGTTCTACTGAACAAGCGGCTAAAGATTTTGAATTTATTAAAGATGTCTCGATCACTCTTGGCAGGGATCTTAGGTCTGGTGCTGAAGGTTACCAACAATTGGCGGTAGCTGCCAAGGATGCAGGCCTATCGGCTGACACTACAAAAGAGATCTTCCTTGCTGGTGCTGAGGCTTCAACAGCTTTCGGTCTAACAGCTGAAGATACATTCGGTGTATTCAGAGCATTCACACAGATCCTATCTAAAGGTACGGTATCATCGGAAGAACTTAAACAGCAATTAGGTGATAGATTGCCGATCGCTATGTCCACAGCTTCTAAGGCTATGGGTGTTACTGTTCAAGAGCTAACTAAAATGCTTGAGAATGGTGAGGTTGTCTCTAATGAGTTCTTACCTAAGTTTGCTAAACAGCTTCGTATAGCAGCCAGAGAGGGTGGAGCCCTAACAGCTGCATTAGATACCTCAGGTGTTGCACTACGTAGGTTGATATCAACAGTCCAGTTAAACATCTTTGATGCTTTTGAATCAGGACTTGGTGAAGGATTAGCGTCCTTCTTCAATGACCTTAGGGCAACTGTTGATCAGATGGCCCCAACGTTCAGAGGGCTAGGTAGAGTAGCAGGAGCTGCACTTAAAGGATTAGGTATTGCTATTCGAGCACTTGCTCAGTTACTAAGACCTTTTGGTATTCTACTTGATACGATCACCTCCTCAATGGAAGAGGTTTCCAAACAAGGTGAGGAAGGAACCAAAAACCTAAGCTTACTGGGAAGGATGACGAGAACCTTGATAGGTCTCTTCAAGATCTTAGCGGGTGTGGTGGTGTTACCTTTCGGTCTCCTAGAGAGAGGGTTAAACAAACTCTCGGGGATGGAAGATGGCCCTCTTAAAGGTCTATTGGCAATAGGTACATCTATTGGGACTTTGTTTGCGGGTAAGACCCTTCTAGGTTTATTCACAAGTGGTGGTACAAAAGCAGGATCAGCTTTTGGTAAGTTCTTCTTAAAGGCTTTCCTACTTGCATTCTCATTTAATATTGGTAGAGCAATCGGAGATGTTATCAATAAGTCTCTTCAAGAGAACTTCCCTAACTTTATGCGAGGGTTAAGTGACTTCATAGGAAGTGTTGTAGATAATATCAGAGCCCTGTTTGGTAATGAGGAAGCTGCAGCTAGGTTGAGAATAACTGGAGCCCAAGCCTCTAGAGAGGCCATGTCTAGACAGAGATCAAGGAAGAGCAGACGTACAGGCACAATAGGTCAAGTTAATATCGAAGTGAATGCTAATGGATTGGATGAGGAGGCAGCTACCCGTGTGGTAGAGACCGCTATCCAAAATAAACTAATCCCTTCAATGGAGGCTGTACAGTAATGGCTACATTCATCACTGACTCAGTAACAGGCTTTATCTTCCAACTTGATGCTACGACCAGTGTTCAGTACACATCCTCAAGCACACTTACTAATAACCCAATAGAAAGTGGAAGATCGACTACTGACCATGTTATCCAGAATCAAGATACGGTTACTCTATCAGGTATCCTTACAAGGGTGAAAGCTAAAGGCTCTAACTCCGAGTTTGTAACCGCACCTGAGAACTACATAGCTAATCTCCAAGATATTAAGGACAATGCAACACCTGTTACGATCACAACGTTCCAAGCTCCAACCTTCGGAGGTTTTGGGGAACCTAAGAACTTGATCACTCCTCTGCAGAACTGTATCGTAACATCTCTACAGATAAATAAGAGAGCGGGAGCAGGTAGTGGGGATCTATTCGTAGATCTCTCAGCTACTAAGGTTGAGTTTGCTGACCAAGCACAAGTCACTGCACAACCTACCGCATCCCCTAACTTTCAGAATGACGCTAGTAATCTTCAAAATGGTGCAGGGACAACCCAAGAGCTTAAGCAAGAGGACTTGCTTGAATGGAGTCAACGTCAAATATCAGAAGGCGCAAGCCTTATAGGAGGATAGTATGGCGGTAAGTATATTTATTCCCAACACCCCATGGAGTCGGCAGACAGTATCTCTCTCCGGTAGAAACTATATCTTCGAGGTTTCATATAATGAAAGGTCCAAGCGTTGGTATATTGATATTAGTCTTTCTGGTAGCGATGTCATTAATAGCGTCAAAGTTATGGAGAATTATGATCTGACAGGTAGGTATTGCTTACAGGACTTTCCCGATGGGGAACTCTTCTGCGCTAGGTTAAGAGAGACCTCTGACCCAGTGGGGAGAGATAACTTTGGAATTGGGAAAGATTATGAACTCCTCTACTTAACACTAGAAGAGATTGAACAACTAGGACTTTAAAAATGGCTAATGCTTTCATTCATAAATATGAATTGGTAATTGGTAGTCCGGCTAACCTTTTGAAGTCTACACAGAACACAGATACTGCTCCCCCTGCTCCGAGTTCTTTAACTCAGAATGATAGCTCAGATGTTGTTGTTGGGGGAGGATCTGATTCAGGTTATTCAGATTACTCAACAGTCCCTGCAGGGGCTATCACCTTGACTGATCTTCAGATCGAGGCATCGATAGACTATAATATCGCACCAGCTGGTAAGAACTCTCAACCAGCTGTCATCAAGATCTTTAACCTTAGTGACACAAATATTAACTTCATCACAGCTGAATCCTCAGTTATTCTTAGAGCTGGGTATCAAAAAGATGAAGCCCTCCCTGCTATCTATACAGGGCAAGTCGTTAAGGTCTACACAGAAAGGATTGGCCCTGACTACGTAACCACTATGGTGTGTAGTGATGGAGCCAATATCTTAAAGAATGCTAAGTACTTTAAGACCTACCCTAAGAACACAACCTATGAGAATATCCTCTCAGATTTAATTTCCCAATTTGTTTCAAAAGGTCTTGTTCAGGGTGACTTCACCAAGAACGAGAGAACATCAAAAGCAATAACAAGAGCACTCATCAGAGAAGGGTCACTATCCGCCTCACTATCTGCAGTATGTAATGAGATAGATTACGGGTGGTATATAACATTGGGGAAACTAAACGTTCACCCCAAGGAACAAAATGGATTAATCGAGTCCGTGGATATTATCGAAACCAATGTGAAAGGTGTTATTAGCCAGAATGATGATAAGAGTTCAACCTCTACATTCTCTAAGGCATCTAAACCACAAGGTATTAAACTCACAACATTCCTGAACGGTAACATCACAACCAATACAACTCTTAAGGTTAAGTTTGGAAGCTACCAAGGTGACTACAAGATTCAATCAGTTTCCCATAAGTTGAACTTCAGAGGTGATGCTTGGGATACAGAGATTGAGTGTCAGAGGATACCATAATGAAATTAAGTTTTGAAGATGTTATCAAGGCCACATTTGCTAACCTGATGACTAACCTTTACACAGCTATGCCAGCTAAGGTTGAGAAAGTTGGTAAGGTTGGAACCCAAGTAGTTATTGATGCTAAACCTTTAGTTAACCGAGTAGAGAGTGATGGGTCTGCCTATGAGACTCCCATCCTTCCAGAGGTCCCTGTGATCTTCCCAGCTGGTGGAGGAGCTATGGTTAGCTTCCCATTAGCCCCGGGCGATACAGTCCTCCTAGTCTTCTCTATGAGGAGCATAGAGGAGTTCTTAGCCTCGGATGGTATGAATGCTCAGACCCCCTTTAGTCGTAGAAAGCACAGCATCTCAGACGCTGTAGCCCTGCCCGGGTTATTCACTTCGGTCAACTCTCCGGAGGTTGACACTGAGAACTTATCTCTAAGGAATGGTATTGGTGAGACTGAATCAGAAATCAAGATCCAAAAGGACGGTAAGATTGTGATCAATGCAGCATCCGCTGTTGAGATAGGGGAAGGTGCAGCTGAGGCGTTAGTCCTCGGGGATGCTTTTAAGACATACTTTGATGGGCATACTCACCCAACGGGTGTAGGGCCTTCAGGGCCTCCTATAAGCCCGATGCCCCCAACAACCTTATCAACCTATTCAAAGACTAATTAGGAGGCTTAGATGGCTCTAGGGACAGCCTTAGAGGCAGACATTAAGACTGCCATAGCTAATAGTGAGGATGCCTCTACATCGGCAAACCTTATAGCTACAGCTATTAATAATTACCTCCAACCAGCTGAATATGGAGATGGTGCAGTTGTATACACCTCCTCCGTATCAGGGTCCAGCTTTGAACTCCCTACCTCAGGAAGTGCCTCAGCAGCTGCAGCTCAGTGGGCTACAGCTATAATGGGTTACTACGGAGCTGGGGGAATTGCCACAGGGAGCCCGGGGGATCCAACAACCCTAGATGAGGTAGTTCCACCGATCACTATTACAGCTTCAACCGTTGGGCCAGCCCTGACAACATCACTGACAGCAGTATTTAATAATGTAGGTGGTGATATCGATAGCAAGGCATCTGATATAGCTTCAGCTATTGAGACAGCTATCTCAGGTATTGTTGTTAGTTGGTCAGAATTTGCCCCCGGCCCTCCACCTGTTACTACACCCTTTGTAGGAGGAATAGCATGACAGATATCGCTTTAGACGATTCAGGTGATCTAATCATCGAGAATGGTCAGATCCCCTTACTGGGGACAGTTCAAGAGTCTACTAGACAGAAATTACAAATATCTTTGAGCACCATCTCAGGAGAGTGGTTCAGAGATATTAACTTCGGGGTTCCTAGAGAATTACTTTTCAGCAAGGGAACCCAAGGGATGCTAGATGCAGCTGTGGTTGAGATCATAGCCGGGACAGATGGTATCCGAACAATAACAGAATTCGAATCCTCGCTTAACGCTGGGACTAGGGTTTATACCATAAGCTTTTCTGCTATTACAGATAGTGGCGAAGTTATTACTCTAGAAGGTTTGGAGGTTACTTAATGGCCATCACTGAAGAAGGCTTAACCATAAGACGTTTTCCTGAAGTTGAAGCAGATATTCAGGATAGCTTAATAACTAATTTGAACACATCTCTTGTGTTTGATAATGATACACTCTTAGGTCAGCTCGTTGCAATTATTGGTGCAGAGATAGCTGATGAGGAAGCTCTACTACAAGCTATCTATGATAGTTTTGATATAGCAAAAGCTGAGGGGGAATCCCTCGACAGGTTGGTAGCCCTTATTGGTCTTACTCGCTTGGATGCAGCTAGAACCTCAGGGGACCAATACTTCACGGGTGCTGATGGAACAGTGATTCCTCAAGGCACTCTGATTGCAAATCCCTCATCTCTCGATCAGTTCGAGACAGCTTTCTCATTATCATTAGCTCCTGCATCGTGTAAAGAGGTTACTTACTCAGTATCATCCGTACTTAATAATACGTTGTACACGATTGAGATTAATGGTAACGACTTTAGCTACACATCTGATGGTGATGCAACAGTTGCTGAGATTGTTAATGGCTTAGTAGCCCAGATAAACTTACCCTCAGGTAGAACATGGGAAGCTGAGAATGTCAGTGATGAACTCCGAGTATTTACACTTGACCAAAGTAATATCTCTGTTTCAGCTATTACCTTCCTGTTAGTAGAATCTGTGACAGCCTCTGTGTTTACACAATCTGTTATAACCGGAGATGTTAGGGCCCCAGCAAATTCTTTAACTCAGATAGTTTCTTCAGTCTCAGGTCTTGAATCTACAACAAACCCCTTAAGTTTTACAACAGGGAGAGATAAGGAGACAGATGAGGAATTAAGGAATAGAGCATCGCAAACAACCCAGCTTGCAGGAAGTAGTACAGTTCCAGCCAACATCTCCGCTGTTGGCAATGTGGATGGTGTGTCAGCTGTCCTCTTGGTTGAGAATCTTACGGATACCGTAGATAGTGAGGGGAGACCACCCCATAGCTACGAGGTGATCGTAGAAGGAGGTGTTGAAGGCGACATTGCTAGGGCAATCTTCAATGAGAAGCCTGCAGGGATTCAAACGTTTGGGGATATCACTGTTAATGTCCTTGATCAGACAGAGACACCGAGAGCAATTAGTTTCTCTAGGCCTGAAGACATTATCATAGCTACTCGTGTTACTTACGATCTATATGACGAGGAGTTATTCCCACCAACTGGTCCTGACGATATTGTTCAGGCTGTCTTAAGTACAGGTAATGCTCTAGGTATCGGAGAGGATGTTATTCCTAAGAGATTCTATGGGCCTATTTACTCAGCTGTATCTGGTATAAACGAGATCACAGTAGAAATGCAGGTACTGGCTTCCTCTGGAGATACACCTAACCCGGGTAATTGGTCAGAGGCTAAGATCTCTATTTCTGATTCACAAGTGTCTTCATTCAACTTAGCGGATGTTTACACAGTTCAAGTCTAAGGAGGACTTATGGCAGAACCAATTTTAAAAAATTCTGTTGAGGTTGGCCTTAGTCGTGTAATAGAGCAATTCGAGGACAAGCCCAACATTGTGGGAACACTTGATGCTTTCCTACAAGAGACTCAGAAAGTTGAAGATCTAGCTTTCGAGGTAAATTCAGCTTTCGATTTGGATACAGCTATTGGTGAGCAGCTCGATGTCATCGGTAGATTGATCGGTGAAACTCGTCAGGGCAAATCTGATGAGCTTTACCGAGCGGCTATTAGAAACCGTATCGTAGCTAACAGTGCGGATGGGACAATCGACAATATAATCAGTATTGTTAAGAACTCTTTAGGCCCTTCCGTAACTTACCCTAATCTTATTAACCTATTCCCATCTCCACATAACCCTGAAGGTTGGTATGGGGCAACCACTGATCCAGATGGGACTATCACCAACACAGCTCTATCAAATCCTAGTGGTCAGCCCTCTGTAGGTTTAGTTGAACAGACCTCTCTAACGGAGTTCTTTAGACCCCTATCGACACAGGATGCACCTATAAGTGCCCTATCCGGTGAGACATACTGCCTATCTGTAGTAGCTAGGAGTCTTAATAAAGATTCCAATCTATTATTTATATTCGAGGGAGCTACGGACAAGCAACTGAGAATAAACATAAATACTGGAACTGTAGGGTTTATCTCCTCTGGTATTGATCATAGTTATCAAGATCTAGGTAATGGGTTCTCGTTAATCCAAGTTAGGTACACACTGACAGCTAACGAGCCAACGTTTGTTGGCAGAGTCTCCTTACTCAATGATGATAATGGATCTAATACAAGAGCTGACGCTGGTGATCAGATTTATATGCAATCAGCCTTCTTTGGAATATCAAATGATTTCCCTTCAAAGGTATCTGATGGCACAGACAAGCCCGTGAAACTACATGAGCACTATCCCGCAGATATCCACGTAGAGGTTCAGGATAATGAGAGTTCAGCCCTCCATGCACTTCTATCTGAGATCTCTTCAGCGGGTGTAACAAGGACTATGACTTTCATACCTGAAGCTGGTGACCCACTAGCTCCTGTAGAGTTAGAAATCCTTAGAAGATTCCTTATCACCAACACAGGTGATCAAATAGTCACAGATGACGGGGTAGGGAATAAATCAAATTTAATCGTATCTAATATCGTTGACTCTGTTGGGAATGTCTCAATGGGCTACCTAGCCGAGCTTGACCCTTCAGAGGGTGATGAGTACAACGTTTTAGCAGAAACTTTAAGGGTGTGATAGATCACCCTTCCACTATTTTAAGGAGACATTCTGATGGCAGATGTTGAATTACCAGACTTACCCGCCGTTGTCACAATTGCAGACTCTGATCTTCTTCATATACGGCAAGGTATAGAGGATAAAAAATCAACGGTGGCTACCCTAGAGGTCCACCTTGATACGAAATATCTAAGGCAGGATGATAACCTAGCCTCTTTAGATAATGATGCTACAGCTAGGGCTAACCTAGGTGTCCTAAGTGAGTCAGAAGGTGATGCTAAGTACTTAGAGGAACTTAACAACCTATCCGACCTAACCAACGTAACAGTTGCACGTAATAACCTTGGCCTTGGATCCCTAGCAACTCAGAATGAGGGAACTGGTGGAGCTGACTTTAGAGATAATGATGCAAACGATGCAAGGTTCCTTCTTGAGGCTAATAACCTTAGTGACCTGACAAATACTGCAACCGCTAGGACAAACCTAGATGTATACAGTAAGTCCGAAGGTGATGCGAGGTATTTACTTGAAGCTAATAACTTGAGTGATCTTACAAATGTGGTGACTGCAAGGTCAAATCTTGGATTAGGCACAGCGGCGGTTGTTAACACAGGGACAGGAGCAAGCGATGTTCCTACAACATCTCAGGCAGATGCGAGATATTTACTTGAGTCCAATAACCTGTCTGATGTTACCAATCCAGCAACTGCTTATAATAACATCAAGCAGCCAGCGACAACATCCTCCATTGGTGCTGTTGAGAAAGCTACACCTGAGGAGATGGCAGACGGAGCCCCTGATAAATTCCCAGATGCAGCTACCATAAATGATTTCGTAGATACAAGGGTTCGAGATTGGACGACAGTTGATATGAAGAACCCTACCCTTCATTCACAAGGTAGGATGAACTTCATAACTGATCTAATCTCGTGGGGTTTTGTATTTTTCAATAAGGGTCAAGATGCTATTGTATTTGGCAGACTATCCTCTTCAAGTAGTGTGTTCTATTTCTGGGAGGTATCCCTAGGGACTTCTTACGACTTGTCTACTAGCACATTGACTCAGACATATCAGATACTTAACTCATCATCATCTATGGACCGTTTACTCTACAAGCCAGACGGAACTAAGTTATATGTCATGGCTCAATCATTCATCTATCAATATGACTTATCAACCCCATGGGATATATCGACTATAACAGAAAATGGTATTGAATCTGTTGGGGTAAACGATCTAAGTGGGATGAACTTCAACGAGGACGGTACGCGTCTCTATTCAATTGGTACACAATCAGCATTAGAACAATTATCAGAATGCACACTGTCTACGCCTTGGGATATTAATACAATAGGTACTCCCACTCTGCTTAATTTAGAGTCAGGAATAGTTGGGTACACTTGTGATAATGCTGATGACGTTACTGTGACTAATAGAGGGGGTTATCTGTATATCTACATACACGGTAAAGCTGAATTGGTAAGTTCTAGTACAAACACTGAATGGGGTGTAACTGAGATGCAGATATTTAACCCCACCTTGAGCGGAGCTGGTTCACCTAATGAGATTATCCACACCGTACAGAGGTATAAGACAGGATCTTCGAGCCTACTGGAGACATTCGACCCCATAGCTGGATTAGCCTATGCTACGAATGGATCTTTATTTACGCTATACAGCATACTTAAACCTTATCCGTATATTATTGGGAGTTAGATAAATGGCATTACCTCCAACATTATTACCTGAATGGGCATCACAAGATCAGGATGACCCAGTAACAGGTGCACCGAACAAGGTAGAACCAACAGCCTCTTTCAAGCTGTCAGGTGTAAATAGAAACGAAGCACTGATCAGGCCCTATCTAAACTACGAGCTAGACCTCATCTCAGACTGGATTGAATTCTTTCGGGACTCTGACCTATCAGGAACAGAGAGTACAGTTTCAAGCCAAGCAGTGGTAACAATACCCGATCAAGGGAACACAACCTATCAAGTTCTGGTAACCCCTAAGTCCAATCTTGGAAGTGTGTGGGTAACCAATGATAGCTCAACTCAATTCACAATCAATGTCTCTTCTGGAGATGGAACTGTAGATTGGTTAGTCAAAAATAAACTATAAGGAATACAGTGACATGGTTGACGGAGATGGCAATCAACTAGCTGAGGTATTCGTAGGGTTTCTTTCTATTCTTCTAGCCACCCTTGCTGGGTGGTTCTCTTGGGAGAAAAAGAAGACAAGGGAAACTATTGAAGATCACTCCGCTAGGATCACTAAGCTAGAGGCTGAAGCTATGACAGAGGCTAGAACTAGAGAGATGATACAGGATAATTTAGATCCTCTTAAAGAAGATATGAGGGAGTTAAAACAATACCTTAAGCAACTATCGGAAGATACCCTTTACATACGCTTAGAGATTGCTAAAACTCACGGATATCAGCAAGCAAAAGAGGAACTGAATAAGATAAGAGGTCCAAATGAGTAGACAAATTACAGGGTCTTTAGAGTACCCTGCAGGCACTAACTTCAATGGTACTATTGAGGCTAGGCACATTGAGGGGAACACCGTAACGGTTCCTCAATCGATCAGTGAATTTACAGTTACAGATTCTTTATATGATTTTACTTTGGAGAATGGTTCCTACCAGTTCTCCATTAAGGGTATCATCTCAGAGGGCTCAACAGATGAGTCTCGTGTGAAAATTGGACTAGGTATCGTTAATGATGGTGCCCCTATTGACCTCCTTACCTTAATTGGATTGAGTGAACCTCTAAGTTCCCCTGTCGAGGATCTTATAAATGAAAGAGGCCTACCATCTGGTGGTACAACAGGCCAGCACCTCTCTAAGACTACAGATAACGACTATGAAGTAGAGTGGGTGGATGCTCTGGATGAGGCACCTATTGATGGTCAACAATATGCCAGACAGGATGGGGACTGGACAGTTGTAACCGGAGGAGGGGGTGGAGCCTCAACCTTCGTAGAGCTGACAGATACCCCTACCGACTACGTAGGTCAAGCAGGGAAGGTTGTTAGGGTAAACACAACACCAGACGCTCTCGTGTTTGATGATTTGACCAAGTCCGATGTGGGGTTAGATCAAGTTGATAATACCTCAGATCTGAATAAACCTGTTTCAACAGCTACACAGGCAGCCCTAGATGGAAAAGAGGATGACCTAGGCCTACCCACGAGTGATGGACAAGTTCTCGCATCAACTACAGCTGGTGTTAGATCTTGGGTAGATATGTCCGGAGGTGGGGGCTCAGGGGTTACGTATAACTCCAACTTCAACATCTTCTACGGAGCTATTACAGATGTGGATCCAGCTGTTAATATGGTGGTAGAGGATCAAGGGAGAATAGCTAGGACTGCAGCCTCCAGTGGAGCTGCATACGTTCACTCTAAGTACCTGATCCCTGTAGAGACTTATTGGGAAGTCACTCACACTGTGTGGGATTCAGGGTCTATTGCATCTATGAACTTCTCCCCGGTTGTTGACGGAGTTGTTGATTGGAGTTCAGGTATTATAGTTCAACCTCTCAATGCGAATATTAACATTAATAGGATCACAAGTGGAACTCGTGCCAGAAATAGGTCAGCATCAGTTGTAGGCTCTTTCGCTCCCTCACTATCTGCAGGGGATACCGTAAGGTACTGGATTACCCGGGATGATGCCAACACTGTCACAATCTACGCACAGAAGAACGGGACAGGGACTATTTACTCACAGGCAGTAACTGTGACAGGTGTCGGGGATGCAAGTAATTGGACGTTATCCGTAGTTGGTTCAAGCCTCTCATCTAATCCGTTTGATGTTACGTATAATTTCGGTAAGTCACCCTTCCTTTACACACCTGAAAGTGGTAAGAGCATAACAGCCCTTAGCCCAGCAATATTGAAGGATCCTTTCCCTTTGTGGAGTGGTAGCGCCATTATATTAGCCCAGACCGTCATGGACTTTACTGTATTCAGTACTGGTAATTACAACCCGGGGACTTACATAGCTAGGACAACACCAGCGGGTGGTGATATAACGGATGTGCCATTACAAATCTCAAGCCCTGACACAGATTTCTATGGGATTGCATTCGATAGTGAGACTGCCACTAATGTATATGAGATTACCAACGTCCAGTGGGATAAGTCAGCCCTATCCTTCAGGGTGGAGACTAACAAGCTCAACCTTCCTACAGCCGAAGTAACTCAGATCGTCCCAAGCTTCACGTTAATGTCTTACAAATTCGAGTGATAAAATGCACATACAATATGATGTAACAACTAAAGAGATTATAGGGTATCACTACCTGAGGGCAGATATAACAAGCATCCCTGATGACTTTGTTGAGGTCACCTCAGGTCAGGAAGATTTTGTTAAGGATAATTACCAGTATCTGACCGTTGATGATACCGACACAGCTAACAAAATGATAGTAACACCTGCAAACTTTGAAACCTATAAGGCTCAAGTTGACCTTATCAATGCAAGGATTGCAGAGGGTGAAGCGATAGTCAAATACTTAGAGGATTATCTAAATGAAAAAGCCTCTATCTATGGTTACGATAATTACCACACAGCTATGATCTACAGGGATAGTAGTATCCCTAAGTTTCAGTTAGAGGGTCAAGCTTTCTTCGATTGTGCTGACGCTAATTGGAGTTATCTAGATGCCAACAGGGATTCTTTTGAAGCCACAGGGCAACCGGACCTAGCAACTGTTATGGCTAATCACCCTAAGTTATCTGAGTTTGGCTTAACACTTTAATTATACCAGTAGGGCCCTCTTTGGCCCAAGGACAATAATGAGAATATTTTACCATAAGACGGGGAAGTACTTAAAGTCTTTCGCGTTTGATGATGATCTTTCCGATGCACAGGAAAATCAGATCATCAGCTCTGACTATGTAGAGGTCCCTAGAGAGGTCCTTAGAGCGTACCCTCGTGATGTTATCGAAGAGTACATGGAGACGTATGATCCTCAGAGCCCTACACCAGTCCCTTCCCCAAAAAGCTCCCTATGGAGATATGGAGAGGAGATAGACAAGGCTCTAGCTGAATACTTCGAGGATGAGGATTGGAGTGTTAAAACTGGCGGTACAGACACAGGTGCTCAAATAGAGGCTAAGTTAGATAGCCATTTTGGAAGCACGGTTTGGAAGCAAGGTGGATCATCTCAAAACAATGCACCAAGCTTTGTAAGCTCAAGCCACACAGTGGTCCAAGGGGAAGACTTAGTTGTAACCCTAGCGGCAACAGATACAGACTCCGACCCACTAACCTTCACTGTAACAGGGAGTTCTGATTTCAGTCAGAACGGGAATGTTATTACCTTCAACTCAGCAGTTGTTGGGCAACAGACCTTGAACGTAACTGTTGATGATGGTAATGGGGGAACTGACACAGGGACTGTAACGATAACAGTTACCCAAGCCCCTACAAACAACCCTCCGGTTCTTTCAGACCAGAATATCACCGTTGTAGTAGACACCTTTAAGACTATTACTGTCGGTCCTGCTATAGATCAGGATGGCCATTCTGTTACCTACACCATTACAGGAAGTTCTGATTTCACACAAAGTGATAATAGGATAACCTTTAGCTCCTCTACCTTAGGCCAGCAAACCCTTAGTGTTACAGGCGACGATGGTAACGGAGAGACTGCCTCAGCAACTATTACAATCGATGTTGTAAATGAGACTACTGAGACCTACCCAGTTATCGCCTCCATTCCTGAGCAATTTGTGGCTACGGATGGCACACTGACATTATCGGTTTCCTTAACCAACCCAACTACAGCAGGTGCTGTCCAGTGGTACAAAGACTTCGGTCATGACGATATTCAAGTTAATCCGACAACTGGGGCCATCACTTGGGATACAACTGGCTTAGCTGGGGAATCATTCCACGTAGGGCTACGCTGCAGTAATGATAATGGGGTTGGACGTAGAACTTTCATCGTTCACGTTGGCAAGGTTCAAGGTGATGTTCTATACGTTGGACCACTAGAAACCTACACAACTTGGATGGATGCTGAAGCAGCTCATAAAGCTGGGGATACGATCATCTTCAGGGATGGGACTTACCTAGGTACAGATAATAGGATCGGTAGGGATAACAGTAATTCCTCCGATCAGTACCCTAAATCGGGAACCTCTGCTAAGCTGACTTGTGTAATGGCTGAGAATCCTCTAATGGCTATCTTCGATGGTGGGGATGCCGGTGTGGCATTTAACCTTTGGAGCGGTGGTAAGAATGAATCTTCGTACATCACGTTTAAAGGCCTATTTGTCCAAGGGGGAAGCACCTTAGCCATCAACGGAGACCCTAACGATAAAGCGAACACTCGCCCTCACCACATCAAGGTGATTAATTGTGGTGGTGTTGGTGAGGATGACATTCCACTATACTCTCGCCTATGTGATTACGTTATTTTTGAGAACTGTTTTGCTTACGGAGGTGGTCGTTATAAGATCTCCATTAACGAATCCACTAAATGTATTTTCCGTAGAAACGTAGCACGTTACGATAGATCTGACCGCAAGCCTGCAGAGGATCCTAAAGGATCCCACATCATGTACAATACGATGGATTTCCGCATGGATAACTGTATTGCTATTGATGATGTTGATAGGTTTGTGAACAACGGGTATAAAGCTGGAGCCTTTGGTACACCTGTCACAGCTACAAGTGTTACCCCTGAGGGTTCTCGTGGTATTGTTGAGAGATGTTTACACCTCAATAGTGAGCAACTACTATCTCAGTTTGACTATCAGGTGAGTAATGGTGGTGGTGCCTCCGATGTAGAATCTTACGATGTTGTTAGTTTCGACTCTAAACCTCACGATATAGCGATCTACACATGGGGATTCAACCTATGGCAGAAATGTACATTCTCTAAGATTAGGCCTTTACACCAAACCCAAGACTCTTTAATCAATGCCGGTGGATATAACAACTTCCGTGGATTGGTTAATTGTATCTGGGATGATACAGATCCTCTTGATACGGGTATAGCTTACGGTGCAACCAATATAACCGTTGGTGATGTAGGCGTTCCCTACAATGGGGGCACAAGCAGGACTGTTACTAAGTATGGTATGTCTGGTGTTAACCTAACTAACTCTGGTGACTTTGCCCTTATCAAAACAGGGTACGGAACACAACATGAGTCAGGGACCACAACCACAGCTATCGATGCAGACTTTAAGTATGTAACTAGGTTGGAGAAATCTAACGCACTTGCTGATACCCACGCTGGTGAGGTAATGTACTTAAAAGGTAAGTCTGGAACCTTCTGGGGTGACCCGGGCTACGATGAGGATACAGAGATCCCTATGTGGGATTTCCCATTTGAGCACTACATCCGTGAGAAGATGGAGTCCTACTCTTGGTCTGGTCCTGAGTATAGCGGAAGTGATTACCTTAATAGGGTTCAAGGAGCTAATGGAACACTCTCAGGGGCTCGTGGCTTCTGTGCGGCTGGTGAGACCCTTACCTCTTATGTTTGGGGCTACAAGGGCAGCACAGTGCCCCCTATGGGTCTTGTCGGTATTAATGGTGACGCTCAGGCTACAATCCGTTGGGAATTACCTGCTGATAACCACCAAACCAATATAACTGGGTACACAGTATACGACTACAATCCAACCACTGGTGCTATGACCAATGGTAGAGCTGTAGCGGCTGGTACAAGAGAGATCACTATTAGTAGTCTTATCAATGGTTTTGACCACTGGTTTGCTGTGACAGCAACTGACAGTGTAACAGGTGAAAGTAGTCTAAGCTATCCTGTCTACATTAGACCTAACGGTACGCCTACTGTTCTACCTCAGATTGACACACACCCTCAGGGAGTTAGTGTTATCGATGGTGATCAGGTGACCTTCACAGCTTCAATCCAAGGGTATAATAGCCTACAGTGGAAGAAGGATGGTGTTGACATAGTCGGCGCTACTGGTCTTTCCTACACGTTCACAGCTGCTACAGCTGATGATGGGGCTGTTTACACTATTGTGGCTACCAATGATGTTGGTGATCAAGCTTCTAATGGAGCTAGTCTATCTGTTAAACCTTTGGACTCAACAGCTCCAACAGTGAGCATCTCTGTAGCCTCTGATACGTTGAATATCACAGCTTCTGATAATATCTACACTGCAGCTGAGTTAACTCTTCAGCTTCTGGATGGTGGATCACCTGTAGGCTCGACCTTCTCAGGTAGTATCACATCTCTAGATCTGACAGCTCAGAGCTTACCTAATGGTACAAGAACACTGACAGTTAGTGCTACAGATCCTCAGAACAACACAGGGACCTCTAACTCAGAGTCGTACCTTGTAGGTAGTCCTGTCTTTACTGATGACTTCACTGATTCATCAAACTGGTCAGGGTCCTTAGCAACTGCCTCAAATGAGGGTACAGTTAATGGAACTATTCGAGGGACAACTGACTGGTGGAGTTCTGATACGAAAGGGTCGGTTAAGTTTGAGATGAAGGTCATGGACCAAGCTAACGATTATGAGGCTTACCCAAGGTTCAAGATCGGTTGCGACACCAGTGGAACCTCCCTAGGTACTATCGAGATCTTCTGCTACCCACAAACGTTCAGCAACAGCTGGGCAGACTACGTGGATAGATCAGGAACTCGTCACAGTTTAGGATCATTCAATGGCTTTGGTAACCCTAGTGGTGACACGGGTGGAACAGAGGCTTGGATTGAGTATGAGGTATCTCTCGTAGGTACAGCATTTGCGTTCCTAGCTAATGGGGTAGAGCTTACATCGGCTACTCTTCCTGAGGATATTGGCCCATTCAGTGGAACTATGCAGATCCAACCTTTGGCGGCTGGGGATCTTATGATCCGTAACGTAACAGCTTACGCTTAATACTTTAAGGGGCCTCTATGGCCCCACAAGGAACTTTTATGACTTATAAGTGTAAACACTTCAGTATTGAGGAGTTAGCCCCTCCTGAGCTTTGTGAGGAGCTTCATGAAGATCTAATCTGGGCTATGTTTGACGAGAATGTCCTCAAGTTTGCCGATTGGCTGAAAGGATTCTGTGGTGGGGCTTCAGTTACAGTTAATACTTGGATCTGGGGCGGCAACCTAAAACAGAGTGGATTGAGAACCAAGTCCTCAGAGTATTACTCAGAGACATCTCAACACTCTAAAGGTTGTGCTCTTGATCTCAAGGTTGAGGGCTGGACTGCAGAGGCTCTAAGACAGGCTCTCCGGAAGCATGAGGAGGAAGTTGCACCTGTTCCTTACATTACTCGTGTAGAGGATAAGGTAACATGGCTTCATGTTGATACAAAACCAACTGGTAAAGATAAACTTTATTTCTTTAACCCATAGGAGTTAAACCATGGATTTAAACACTATTATTGAATTTGCTCTGAGTGAATATGTTGGAGCTACAGCTTTGACAGGTTTTATTATTGTGAAAGGGTTAGCAGCTGTTGTAGCTAATAACCTTGATACCCAGAAATGGGGTAAAACAGGAAAGATAATCGATTGGCTAGCTTCAAGTAATAAGAAGGCTAAGTTGACAGGTTCTCCTGAGCTTGATCAGATTCTTGTTGAGAAGATCACCGAGAGCAAGCCCAAGAATGTTATTTCAAAAGTTCTTAACTTTCTTAGCTAAGAACTTTGGAGGGTACAAGCCCCTTACGGGGCTCTCCTACTCCTTAAGTGCGCTCACTTGGTGGTCCCAGTTAAGGTAGCAGTTTTCCATCTGCTTAACATTTCGAGTAAAGGATGGATCGTTCTTGTACTTCAAGTAAGCATCATCTGATGCCAATCCTGTATCGATCCATCTCTTATCACTACGTTCCTCACATATCACCCTTACACAATTTTTTCGTAAACCTTCAAGAGTGACATGTGTATCCTTGACAGTGATATAGCGATAGGCTTTCACGTTAAGGCCTGCCTCCCACAGGAGAGAGTTCTTCTGCTCTTGTGAAAGATCTCGCCAGACAAGACCTGTACGCTTGATGTCATGCATTGAGATGTACTTGGTAACTGTGTAGCTTAAGGCGCGCATCTTATCTTCAAGTTCATTGATCTCAGTCTCGGGGTCAAACTCAACATCGATAGTCTGCCCGAACTGGTTCTCTAACTCTTGTTCAAAATCATCAGTCATACTATAATCTCCACACTCTTCACTTCATCAAAGATGAATTCAAGTTCATCCTCATCTGTTATATCATCATCCCAATAGTCATGATGACTCATTGTTATGTTAAGATGATCTGAGATACAACCAGTAATGATATCTCTTAGTTCTTGTTTTCTTTTCTCAGTAAGCGCCATTAAGCACCCCGCTTAGTTAACTCATTTAAGATCTTAACTTTGACTGCACCAGTGGCAGATTCTAAACGCTTATTTAATTCTTTGTTGCTGATCTGACTGATAGGTTGGTTCCCACCTGCACGGCCTGCCCCACGTAATTTAACACTCATTACTTCTGCTCCTTAATCCATTCTTTAATACCAATTGAGCCAGTGGCCACTACATTACCATCAACCAGTAACGCTGGGATCTGCTTAACCTGACTCATGACCTGTGCTTCATCGTCATCACTTGAGATATCAAACTCTTCAAATTCAATACCAGCTTGTTTAAGTAGGAGTTTAGCTGGGCCACAGTTTCCACACCAAGGTGCGCTTGCTAGAATAATACTCATAATTTCTTAATACCTCCTTCAGTTAGTTCGCCATATAGTACCAGAACCTCATCAGTCTTGTCAATACTTTTTACTGACCCATACTTCTCCGCTACACGGTCAATATGTCCTTGACTTGTTTTTATAGGACTAAACAGTTCAGGCACACCTGTTTCTACAAATCTTTTATATGACTCAGTTGCATACACATTAACTTTATCATCCTCTAGTTTAGCAATAATTTGACAGGCGCTAATATCAAAATTACCTACTAGATCCCCAAAGCAAGTGTTACGTGTAGCTATGAAATCTGTTTCTTTATCAGGACGTTGGTAGAGAACAATTACATCTTCTCTCATCTCCATACCATCATAACGATCAAGGCGCTTACCTTTGGAGATAGGGAGGAACGAGGATGTATCCTCATCTCCGACAACCCTATCTAACTTATATCCTTGGATATTCACTAAGGTCTCATTGATCAAGAAGAAATCCATATCTTTTGGATCCTTACCTGCATCCACATCTCTCAGATAACCACCTGCTAGACACCCTTGATAACCCCAGATCTTAAGTCGCTCAAGGGTTTGTTTTACTCGTTTATAATCATGTTGCATTTAAAATCTGTTCCACTCCTTTGTTAGCTAAGTCATCAGCCTTCTCATTCCCAACGTCACCACTGTGGCCTTTAACCCAGTGCCAACTAATGTTGTGTTTATTGCACTCTCCCTCTAAGGCAACCCAGAGTTCTTTGTTTTTAACCGGACTTCCGGAGGCTGTTTTCCATCCCCTCTTCTTCCAGTTGTGTACCCACTCTGTAATGCCACTCTTGACATACTCTGAGTCTGTCCATAGTTCGATCTTACAAGCCCTTTTAAGGCAACGGAGAGCCTCTATAACAGCGGTAAGTTCCATCTTGTTGTTTGTGGTATCTTTTTCACCACCGAAGATCTCTTTGGTCTTACCGTTAAATTCTAGGTGGGCTCCCCACCCACCAATCTTTGTCTTACCCTTGCAAGCACCATCTGTGTAGATGGTTACAGTGCTCACTCGAAGTCCTCCGCTAAGGAGAGGTAAGTCATATGAGCTTTAAGCTCTGCACCATATCTCTCAGGGGGATCTACAAACTCCAATTGATCTACAAACATCATGTTGTAAAGACGAACTGCATTGTAAGCGGCATGGAACAATTCAAAATCATAAAGTTCCTCACAAAGAATTAAATCGAAGTAGGGAACCCACTTACCATTACTCTTGATTCGAACAATACCTTGGGGATCAATACAATACTGATCCCGTGAGGCAATGATCTTCTTCATCATGATAGCTAAGAGGTTTGGCTTCTTGTACAATCCAATGAAGATATCCATATTAAAACTTCCAAGGTGTTGGTTTATCTGTCCCATTCGAGTAGATGAATGAAGCGATCTGAACATCCTCGATAAGGGACGTTATCTCCTCCCCAAGAATGTCAGTAACCTCGTTCTCTATCGCAACGGAGGTAGCTTGATCAAGCACATACAGATGATCATAGATGTCATTATCTGCTAGGTCAAATCCTAAAAGGTAAACAACCTCCCCACTTGATCGATCAATAGCTTTATCCAGACGGAATCTCTCATCCTTAAACTCGATGTACTCGACTTCCTTTTTCTCTCCGCCGTTTAGGTCAGGAACCCCTGCATAGGTTATCTCTACTGCGTCTGGTTCGACCACCTCAGCTATTTGTTCAAGGAACTCCTCAAAGCTAGCAACTGGTGCATCGATTTCAAATATTGCTGATACGACAGCTCTTGATTCACTCATTTAAGTTCACTCCTTCAATTTCTGCAACTCGTTTAATTGTTTTGTAGATAGCTTTAATCTCTCGTTCCATTGTGTTCCCTGCCTTATTCCTCGCTAGAGTCTTAAGGATGTGGAACAATCCACCTGTGGAATCTCTTTGAGATAATCTCCAAGTCTTAGCAACCCGGTAAGGATCCATACGGATGTACCTTTTCTCCACCTCATCATCCTGAAGAAGGTAATCAAGGGAGTAATGGGCATCAATCTCAATAGGTTTTGGTGCGGTTAATGGCCCTTCACCTGTCTCATTGGTGTGACTATTAAAGATCCCATTAAAAGCTTCATTAAAGTCATCAATTTCCTCAGGACTGATCAGGGATGGGTCAGGCCCGAACAGGTCCAACTGTCTACGCTCATCCCAAGGCGAGAGGAACTCATTACCTCCTGCCTTATTCTGGTCACTATAATACATTCTAATACCTATGATATATTCATCGTCAAACTGTCTCTCTTATCTTTCGTAAAGAGATTCTTACGGGAACGAGATTCTGCCCCACAACTTGTGCAGCGGTATCGTTGGAACTTACTGACTGATGTATAGGCATACCCATCCTCTACAAATTCAGTACTACCGCAACGACATACCTGCTCAGGCTCATCAAAGTACAGGCTGAAATTCGGGTGTTTATTATCCCATGCAGCTAATTTGATGTATAACTCCTCTAGGGAAAGCACATCATGCTTGTTGTACTCTTCGCATTCAACCCAAGCCTCAGGCTCATCTTTCATCATCCCTTTCCAGAGATCAAACCCTGCATATTTGTTGTGGGATAACTTCTTGAAAGTTACGTTAAGCTTATCCGTCATGTACTCAAGTTTATTACTTAGGAACCCGAAGTTTCGTTTGGCAATAACAAGGGTATCGATGTGCTTGTAACTAGATGGCGGTTGAAAACCATTAAGGATGAACCTAGCATTGATCTTCTTAATATCGAATTTGATACCGTTTTGGGTTATTACAATATCCGCCTCATTAAGTAGCTGCCACAACTCCTCAAGCATAAACTTATCATCTTGTGTGATCACTTGACCACGGAGATCATTGTAATAAACCTCCTTCTCACTGGCCCCTAACCACTTAGCAGCATAGGATAAAATGAACCACTCATCTTTCACCATATTCAGGGAATAGTTCTGGTTAAACATCCCCCATCCCCAGAAGGTGTTAGGGGATGTCTCGATATCTAACACTAACACACGAGGAAGGTGCTTATGATCTCTCTGCACAAGACCCTTAAAGTCTCCTGCCTTACTCTGGTAGAACCCATTCTTAGATTCATACTCTGCCCACCACAACCTGTGGGTCTCTTTCCGTAGGAAATCCCCCACCGTGGATTTGCCAAGACCTAACCTCTTGGCGATTTTACGAGATTTCAGACCCTCGGCATCTAGCCGGATAATCTCTCGTTTCATATTGTCTGTGAGTTTACTCATTCTTTATCCTTTTGTGCCCGTACTTCCGAATCCCCCTGACCCTCTCTCGGTGTCTGTAAGCTCCTCTACGAGCACCAGATCAGCCTTAACGTAGGGTAGGATAACTAACTGCCCGATTCGCTCTCCTGCATCGATACGGACAGGCTCAGAGCCAATATTACGGTAGGAGAACATAAGTTCACCCCTGTAGTCTTCATCAATAATGCCAACACCGTTTGTAAGCTCAAGGGACTTCTTACGGCAGGTTGAACTTCGAGGTACTAGCATACCAAAGTACCCTTTTGGGATAGCTACCTTGGTGCCTGTGGGGACTAGAACTTCCTGCCCCGGCTCTATAACAGTATCAACAAAGCAAGCTAGGTCCATCCCAGCTGCACCAGCAGACATATACTTAGGGGCAACCCCTTTAAATTCTACTTTCATACTCCTCCTCAGTCTGTGTAATACTTCCCGTGGAAGGAACCTTCGTTGGTTAGGTAGCAATAACCACCAAAACAAAGGTTCCCACGATCCATCAGGATCAGTAAATCCATATCAGTCAGTTGTTTAGCATCTTCCGAGATAACCTTACCTTGGAAGAACCCGTGGGCGTATCCCGGGGTCTTAGTGTACTCGATATGACCACCTTTCAAGAAGTGAGCAATCTCTCCATACCTTTCTCGGATCTTCTCGTGAGTCCACACCCTTGGTGAGGCAAATGCCCACCCTCCGAAGTTAGCCATATCTTTTCTCCTTTATTTCCGATCTCGGTTAAATGATCTCTCGCCAGCTATTTCTTTGCCAGCCCATCCACCACCTTTATAGACAACACCTATGCCGCTATCAGGGGCGAAGTACGTGTTCAATTTCCCGCCACATAGTTGGCAAGGTGGGTGATCTTCACTCATCTTCTTGGAGATCTCTTGGACCTCTCCGCAAGACTCACACTTGACGTCATAAAGAGGCAAGGTGGCCTCCTAGATGGATATCTACGGTCAATGCATCCTTGTCATCGAATGCAGACTTGCCGCAAGCTGTGTATGTGCACTCATCCCAAAGATCCTCCTGAGGGGCGCTGATGTGCGGCCTTAGCATCTCAGATAGTGAGTAGACATCTTTCCCCACGCAGTGGGTGACAGCTACAAATAACGTGTCGATCTGATCCTGTGTAAAACCCTGAAGGATTTCATTAACTTGTTGTGTCATTTTCTTTCCTATTAACCTTTACAATTTCATAATCTCTATCCCGCATTACCCTAGCCACAGCACAAGTAAGTCCTAGAGGATTCCTCCCTGTCTCTTGGGCACTCTTTAATTCAGCAGTGATAGACTCAACCAAAGTAGGATCCCACTCGATAGAGATATTCTCATAGTAATTCTTATCCTTCCAGCTGTGCCGGATATACAACATACCCCCATCCACGGATACATTCCCACAAATGCACTCTTGGTAGTCGTGGCGATTTGCACTGTAGGGGGCATCACCACACTTCAAGCACTTTGCTTGGTTCGATAAGATCATGATGAATAAAGACTCCATCCGTAAACAGCTAGGTACATAGCCTTCTCCTTCCACCAAGGGATGTTTAGATGACCTTGGCGAGTTTTAAGGATCTCATAAAAGATTCGGCTCTCGGGGTAATGATCCAGCCCCATCTTGACAGCCTTATCATGGATCATACTGGCGAAAATAAACTCTGGATCGAACTTCCCACCAATCAACCCCTGAAGTGTTTTAGGGATAGAAGCCCCATCCCATAGGAAACCCAAAGGGGTGTAAATAGTGGTTGCTCGCTTAGAACCATTCTTCTTCCAGTAGTAGGTGAGCTTAAAGTTAGCTGTTGTCTGGAATTTCCCAATATGTTTGTGGAAAACATAATGTTTATTCTCTTCCAGAGTGAACCCCTTGAAGTCCACCTTCTCCCCATTAACCCACAGGTCTTCCTGACCTGATAGGTACTTACGATTAATGTTTAACTTATTCTTAATCTTTGACCAAAGACTCACTATTTTCCTCCAACCATTTCAAACCTAAGAGAAAGGCATCGGCTAGGTCATCCTTACCAGTGCTCATATTATATCCGTCTAGGAAATCATCACCGGCTACATTCAGACAAGCTGTTACCATTAATTTCTTATCCATCTTAACCTTTTTTCCACCACTTGTCAAGCGTTGATCATCAGGTAAGTAATCCCTTGCAAATGCTTTGAGGGATGTTGGCGCGATGGTGTGCATATTTTCAAAGGTTGAAAGACCACTGTAGGAGAAATGATTCCTCATTACAAAATAGAGACCTGCTAGGTTCCTAGTAGCATCACCTACGGATCCAAAAGAAAGACCTTCGAATACGATAGGCACTTCAGTTAATTGGTGACCTACGTAATCCCTTTCATACTTAAGGAGATCCTTCTCAATACTCCTGCAGATGAAATCTATTTGCTCATCCACCGTGTCAAAGTATTCAACACCTTTTGTTTTGGTCTTAGCTGAGGAGGACCCTGTACGGATCACCCCCTTCAGTGCTACCTCACCGCCTTTCCAAAAGACATAAGCACACTTAGCTAAGCTTTGGTCTATCGATAATAGGTAACTCAAAGTGTTAATCTCCAGTTACCAGATAATAGAAGAACCCAAAGACTGAAGATTGCACCAACTATAACTAAAGAGAGCCAGAAGTACCCGAGGAAAACATAACTGTTAACTATCAACATAGGGATGCACACAGCTTGGACTGTTACCCTGAAGATGGTCATGATTATGCTTACCTTCTGAGGTTCTTTCTCACTCTTCAACTTCTTGATGTAATCATCGGTGGTCAGCAGGCCTACAACACTCCCTAAAGCTCCGAGGAACAGGAAGATAAACATTATAAGCTGAGCCGTCCCAGACAGCCACTCAGGTCCACTAACTATAGACCAAGTCAGGAGCACTGCACAGAGGAAAGCCCCTATTATTGTACTACGTTGTTCTCTTGTATTACTTGAATTCATCGAGATCGATACCTATTTTTGTTAGGAACTCTTCCATATCGAATCGTTCATTCTCTTCACGTTGCATCCACAACAGGATTGCATTCTCTTTCAGATAATCTAACCAATTGTACTTGAGGGTCTCTCCTGTCCAAGATACCATTGGTAATTTCTCTGAACCATAGTATGAGTGATATGCCTCACAAACTCTACGGAAAACTTCTTTTGTTGTTTGACCTTCAAGGAAGGTTAAGGCTGTTGCTTTCCCTATGCCTCTACCCTTGCGGAGACCATACTTGGTTGTTATGTCATCTGTGAACTTAGGAAGTCCCTGAATGTTATCCACCGTATCACCGCTCAATAGCTGGGATGCAAAGCATAGTGCTCCTTCGCTTGGTGTTGTGTAGTGGATACCTCCCTTCAAATCATAAGGGTCAATACTTGGACTAATAACCATATCAATGTCTTTATCGATATAAGCTAGGAGGTAGTCCCATGATCCTGACTTCTTGTACTCCTTGAAGTTCTCGTAGCCTTTAATACCAAGATAGTCATCAGCTTCCATACCAGAAACTATTGTTACCCGTTTTCCATACTTTTTAATGATTGCTTCTTTAACTTCAGCAAACATCAGTGGCTTATCTGTTCGGGTTCCCTTGTACTCAAGGATCTTAGCATACTCATGACGGTAACACTCACCACCACCTAAGACAATCTCATAATCAACTGCTAGATCAGCACGTTTGATCTTACCGATAAAGAAATCAAAGTGCTTAACACCCTCTTCAATCGGATCGATACCATCACGTACCTTGACAACATCCTCATAATCGAAATCTTCAGAGGTGTAGGCCTTACCGTACTTTTCGTTGATGGCTGCTAATGCTCCACCATTCTTATTCTTCCAGTGCCCGTAGAATTCCATACGAGACTTGTACTTCTGAGTCTTACCGCTTTGCTTGTTTGTCACAAGAACGTAAGTCTCTTGAACGTCTATGGCTGCACGTAGAACCGGAGTATCACCATCAATTATTATCTTCTTGAACATCTTCCCCCGCTAGGCCCTCCTCTAAAACCTTCAACCTTTTAGTAATTTCCTCTTGGCGCTCTAAGAGGATTAACATCTCTGCTTCTGGGTTAGCCTTCTCTATCTCATCCTTGTACATATAGACGGCATCTTCACCGTCTGAACCTACCACAATGAAGCTGTATAGATCACCACGTACTTCATCCTCTTCTGTCTCTATCTCAACAAGCTTCAGCTTTACGTCCAGCTCATCACCAATTAAAAACATCTTACCTCCTCGTGTAAGCCCCCGAAGGGGCTCTTTCAATTAAGCGAAAGGATCTTCACCATCTTGGTCTTCAGCTGCATCAGCCTCGAAAGGAACGTCATCAACTTCCTCTTGTATTTCAGACTCCTGTGGCTCAACTGGTTCATTGTCAAACTCGGTAGTGGTTTCATCTTGGATGATTTCACCCCACTCGTTTGATGTTGCCTTAGCTTTAGGCGCGTAAGGGATCAGCTCAGTGATCAGGATATTACCTAACTGGATGAAAGAACCGTAAGTGTTCTCAAGAACAGTGTAGGATAGGTGACCCTTAGAACCATTGGCTGGGATCTTGTTCTCATCCATAGTGATGTCACGAACCTTACCATCTTCCATCTCGTAAGCTTTAGGACGGTTGCTCCAGCTGTATGGAACCATGTCACCAGCTTTAAGGCCAGCATCCGCATTGTCACGAGCTAGCTGTGCACGAGCACGTAGCTTCAGAACAAATTGTTCATCCTGCTCTGGGAATGGAGCTGGGATCTTGTAGATGCCTTCGAAATCTGGAGTATCTACTTCGCGAACCTTGTTCTTAGGGAACTTCTTCTTGAAAGCTTTAGCAGTTGCTTTATCAACGATAAAGTCTACACCATATTCCTTCTCAGTTTTGCTTTCGTATTTGAAATCAGCGTAGTGGAGTTTGCAATAAGCGAACACACCGTTCTTGATCTTACCGTTAGCGCGTTCTTTACCTTCCGCTGCGTTGTATTCAAAATTCTTGCTCATTATTTTACTTTCCTCTTTGGTTATGTTATAATTGATATAGAGGGAGGCTTTCCCTCCATAACTTCTGTCAATTAAGCCCAACTATTATACACACTTTCGTATGAAAGTCAAGTGTTTTTTAGTGAGTTTCTGCTAAATTGTTACCTACATCGTAGGCTGCATTAAATGGGAGGGCCATATTATAGTGTTTGCCAGCCATCTGAAGACTCTTATCTCCTAGCTCACCAACGATACAATAGTATTTCTCCCACTTACCATTTACTTCTTTCGGGTTTGACCATAGGCGACCATCACTATAAGCTTTAGCCTCCTCTTTGGTATCAAACACCTTGGTCTCGATTAGCGATTCGTGTACCTGATATTGGTACTCATCCTCTCTGTATTCTTCTATTACTAGAAGTGTCGGACTATATCATCATCTCCTCACGGAGAGTCAGGCGCTGTTTCTCTGGGTTATTACCTCCCAGATACTTCCTGTTATTAAGCCTTATCGCTAAAGCTCAGGTAGTCTCTGCACCTTCCCACTCTGGGGCTTGGCTCAGGATTGCCCTCAACTTAATGCTAGGGTTTCCCTGAATTCACCTGATTTATTTAACTGGGATCGCTCCCAGTGTCCACAATGATCTCTATGGACAAATGCTAATCTTGTAACCTTACCGTTTTTAAGTAGTCCACGTCTTGCCAACATGTCATACATAAAGCACCCAGATAACATCATGATTAAACTACCGCAACTCTGGAAGAGTGCATTAACCAAGCTGTGCTTACTACGGGTGTAGATCTTACGACCATCAATACCCCGGATGTATCGCTTATCTGTTGAAGTCCAGTACGCCTCTAGGTTATCCCTTAATTTCTTAAGGCCCATGTTCGAGTCCCAGAACGCATCAATTACTTTCTGTGCATTCCTACGAGAGATACCTAGCATCTTGGCAATCTTCTTAGCCTGTGCTCCGTAGAGAACAGCATAAGTAATGTTCTTACCTGATGAACGTGTCACCTCCCGCCCAGCTGCTCGTGAGTACGCTTTAGCATTCTCGGTGTGGGCATCGATAGGTTCTTCACCTTCAGCTAATCCCCAACCAAGCTTGCGAGCATAGTCCCCATTGTCATACCTAAAGGCATAACTTGCTGCTACGAACTGCTCAAGGTTAGATCCATCATAACCTAGGATCTTGTAACCCTTCGGTGCTATGAAACAACTACGCATCTCATGACCAAGCAAGACTGATGGATCTGCCTTTGGAAGGTTAACAATTTCCCGGTGCTTATAACGGTTTGTGTTTGTCACACCACCGAAGCCCTGACCAATACGACCATCAACTGCTAGACGTGGATTGTTCAACCAACCTGTATCTTTCTTCTCATCTTTGGTCTGGATAACAGACCTACGATTACGAAGTGATAGCCACTTAACGATTGCCTTGGCCAGCTCACCATCCAACATCTCAATAGATGGGCACAGGTCACCCTTCTCATCTTTAAACTTAGGGGTTGTGACTAGGTATCTAGCCTGACGCTTAAGCTTATCAAGGATACGATCCTCAATATCATCGCAGAAGTTTATATCCATCTCATCTGAGATCTGATCCATGTACACAGAGTTTCTAACTTCCTGTATGTAGTCCCTTAGCTTCTGTACCTGAACTTCTTTAGGATACTCTTTCTTGAATGCATCACGAGTAGCATCCTTGGTCCCCCAAATAGTAGGTCTCCATCCCTCGTGCTCAACCAAATACTCCTTGATATCTTTTTGGTTAGCAATCTTCATTGGTACTAACCAGCTAGGCTCTACCTTGTTCTGTAGATCCTTACGTGCTTTCTCCATCTCATCATCAGGTAGTGGTTTGAATTCCACACCCTTCTTCAGGCATCCACGGATAAAGTCGGGCATCTTAGCCTCGTCAACAACACCATTATTGATGCAGTACTTACGACCATTAGCTGATAGCTCCCCGTTGTTCTTGAAAGCTGTCTTAGGTGGTGGCTTGAAGTTAAGAGCTTCGTCATCCACCTCATAGCCTAGGCGCTTAAGCCACTTCCAACCATCCGCACTAATAGACCCATCACCTTTGAAAGGATTAGCTGGGAAGTTAGGACGTTGACTCTTAGGCATTTCCCTTGGGGGGAGCCTTGGCTCAATCTCCTTCTCGATATCCTCCATCATTCGATCAATACGATCACGAAGTTCTACAGCGAACTCTTGATCAAATAGGATGCCATCACGGAATTGCTTCTCCATCAACCAGTCACACTTATTGTTTAGCTTAAGGGCCTCAGACCAACTACCGCCCTTAGCAGCTTTACCTGCTTCATTGAACAGGGCTGTCAGTGTTAGATCATTGATCTTAACATCCTCAATACAACGATCAAGGTAAGTCACCAGTGGTTGATCCCTCCAGTCATGGACTGTAGGCTTCATGTTAGCTACCCGGTAACCCCATGCCATCAAGCCGTGAGGGCCTACCATATCCTTCTTACCCGTCACCGGGTTAAAGACATGGGTAGGGCAACCTCTAGGGAGAGGTCTGTCAGGCCACAACGCACGACTAACTGACAGTGTATCGATCATCTTGATCTCATGGCCATTGATTGACTGAGGACACATATCGAAATCCTCAACCAGTTTAAGCTTCTTAAAAGCTGGTACATCGTAGCCATGTAGGTTGTGACACGCTACAGACTTAACATCAGACCAGCTCAGGAAGTCATCAAGGTGATCCAAAGGCAATACTCTGGCCTTAATATCACTGCTCTCAATGAACAGGAGAGCTTCCTTGTATTCAGGATGGTTAGGATCTAATAAGATTACCCATTCATCCTTCTTGTATCGTTTAAAAACAATACAATGGAACTTAGTAATACCATCTAAGAGGTCATCACCCTCGGTATCTAGTACCCAATAACCATCCATCAACTCCTCCTCTTAGAAATCTGGTTCAAATGGCTCTGTATGCTCCTCAAACTCTGTCTGAGAGATGTTTGACCCTCCGTTATAGAATTGGGCCAGTGTCTGGCAATCGCTCTCTAGGAAGCCCTCAGGAGGCTCTAGGAAACTACCAGTATCCTCATCATAGAAAACTGGGAACTTACAGGTTCTACCGTGTTTACGGTCATCCAGTATGCTCAGGTAGCGGGTGTTCTGCTCCTTGATTGGTAACTCTGGATCTTTGTTGCCCTCGATACCACAAGTATAATAACAAGATTGCATCATAGCCCGGGATCCACGGAACTGACTGGAGAATACCTTCCCTCCCTGCTCATGGGGTGCACCTTTCTCTGGAGCCTTCAAGTGACAGAAGCAGTAGAAGGTGAACCCTAAGTCCTTAGCCATCTTACTGATCTCATCCGAGAAGGTCTCTAACTCGGTGTTAGCCTCTGAGGCGTTCATACCTGCAGTCAATCGTGTGATAGGATCAATAAAGATATCCTTCACCTTCTCAACCAGTACAGCATGTCGGATAGCACCTTTCAGTTCATCCCAGTGGCATCGACCATAGTTGTTATACAAGATAACGTTAGGGCCCACATCGTCCACTGCCTGCATCAGATCACCTTGGGTGTAGAACGTAGAGCTATCTAGTATAGGGTTGCCCCAAATATCTACCTCGTTACCCTCTTGATCGATAAACAATATCTTCTCAGGGTTAGAGAAATCCTTACGATAGAACTTACCGGCTAACTTCTTCAGGGTCTCATCAGGCTGTTCCTCGAACTTAAAGAGTGCTACCTTCTGTGGGTTACCATCTACATCCTTCTCATTGGTGATAATGAACTCACACAGTTGATCGAGGAAAGTTGACTTACCCATCTTAACACCAGCACCGATGTAATACCCCTCGCCTTCACGCCTGCCTAGGGTTTTCTTCGTCATAGTGGGCCATGGCCAAGGTCGCCCAATAGTTGGCAACTCCATAGCTTTTTCACGGATATCACTAAACTGAATGAAACCTTCAGGTGTAAACTTCTTAGGTGACATGAATGCCCAGTATAGTTGCTCTGAACCTTCACGTTTGAACATATCACATGGATCTTGTCCCTCAGGTAAGTGTGCCACCATGATGTCTGGCATTAGGCCATACACAGCGTGGGTTGCTTCCTGACCTTTCATGATCCCCTTCTTACGTTCCTCAGGTGTAGCACAATCGTTATCAAACCCTACGATTGTCTCTTTGAATTTACGTAAGAACTTCTGTACATGCTTCTGACCTAGATGTCCAACAGCATTAGCCGTACCAAACCCGATAGATACTACCGTTGGGTTGGATTTAGAGTATTTATCCTTAAGAACTTGATACACAATCATGGCATCAAATTCTCCCTCCGTTATCATGATCTTTTTACCGCCTGTTGTGTTACCACAATCTGTACCAAATAGGTCCACAGATTCCTTAGACACATTACCTATGGTGGTGAAATATCCACGATCTTTCTTATTTTTAGTAAGGTCTCTTTTCTTAAAGCCTACTGTTTTTCTTGAGCCATCTTCTTGTATTTCCGTGTATGGGAAATAGATAGCTATTGGTGTCACTCCGTCTGCACTGCTTAGTTTAGTTCGCACACCGAAGTGTTGTGCTGTTTTGGTTGTTATCCCACGGTCAGCGAAACCTTTGATTGGATAAGTTAAAACCTCTTCTAGTGTCTCCTGAGGAGTCACTGGCTTAACCTTTTTCTGATACTCTTCCTTCACGTATCCCAATACTGACTCCTAATGTAATATTAGTTTTGGGTTATCTTTGTTTCTCAACTCAGTGAGATTCTCAATTAAAACATCTAATTGTTGCCTTGTCAAGGATGCTGTCGTATGTCCAGAGGGATTTAGTATTGCGATTCCTATCTCATCTAGGTAATCCCACTCAGTCTCTAGCCAGACTTCAGCATCTTGTTCAGCTTCAATGCAGATGTAATCCTGCTTATCACCATCTGTCATTCATACCCTCTAGTCTCCTCAAGTTCTGAATCTACGTGCTCAATCCATTCATCGAATTGTTCTTTAGTTTCAATATCTCTAGGCATCTCTACCATATTATCCTCTGATAGGATAGAGGGATCATTCACACAGTCCATAACGAATGATTCCACTGCCTCCCATTCACCCATACTGCTCAAATCATCCCCTCCTCTTTTAATATCGTCATCATTTGTACTGCTGTTTGGATTTCTTTGTATGGCTCAATCCTTCCGCATAGGTCAACGTCAAAATCAGCCCAAACCAATATTTTCTTATAGGATATTCCAACCTCAACCCCTATTAGATTGGTTGATGACAATTCCTCCCCACCATCCTCAAAGATAAAGCGGTTGTCCTCTTGTCTTAGGTATTTCATTAAAACTCCAACTGAGTCGATCTTACTGCTTCAAAATTGTGGCAAGAATTGACGCGATAGTAGGTCATCATCAGCCCGTGAATAAAATGATTTTCATAAAAGCTACTCATACACCCACCTTTAGATATACCATGGTTTTATATTTGACCCGTGATTCTCATGGAATCCACAGACTTCTTCTGCGAACTTTCTCAGCTCAATGGCTTTTTCTTTGTCGTGATAGTAGCCAAGATTAAGCCTCTTTCTGTCAACTGTTATTCTTGGGTTCCACATATTCATAATCTTGCAGAAATAAACACCAGTAACACCTGAGCTATTATTTTTAGCCATTCTTCTGTTTTTTGAGTTTTCTTTTTGAGTAACAACTCTAAGATTTTCAATTCTATTGTCATGCCTAATTCCATTTATGTGGTCTATTTGCCTCCCATTAACATCAACCCCCTTAAATGCCATAGCCACCCTATGAGCCTTAAACCTCTTCCAGTTAAGTTTTAGTATGTGGTATCCAAGTTTATCAATAGAATCTGCTTTCTGGCCCTTTTTGCAACTATTCGATCTAGGCTTGGCCCAATAAAACTCACCTGTTTCCTCATCGTAATCAAAGGCTTCTCTTAACTCTTTTATTTCTTCTTCACTTATTTGTTGCTTGGTTAGTTTCATTTGGCACGCTCCATTTTGTATAGCAGGGTAATCTTATTTATCATTAGGTAGCTCCGGTCTGTTATTGCGGGATTCAAATACGCCTTTTACACCTTCAAAGTGCGGGTGAAAAATACTTTTAGTAGCCGCTAGAAGCTCATTATGGTAATCATCTAGTAAATCCCACTTATCCTGCCCAAACTCTGTAATGCAGTCGTGTATGAGGTTAATGAGAACCCCGTAGTCACCGTCTTGCAACGCTTCGATTAATAGGCGCATATCATAGTTGCTACCTACCCAGCTCTTAATATCTTCTTTCTTAATCATTGGTTTAGCCCCTTGGCTTTACGTATTAATTTATAAGCTTCTTCACCATCCCTAGGCGGAATGAATGCGATTTTGATTATTGATTCCAAAGCATTCACCAACCCCTTATTAAGCTCAACTAGCCTCTGCGCATCCTCCTGTTTTACATAATCGCCAGACGGGTCTCCCACCATTACACCAAGACCATGAAACTCTTCATCTATCGAATATCTTTTCATATCCATTTATCCTCTCTCTTTATGAATTACACATTGAGTATCAATAAGATACGTAAACTTGCTTCTGTATGGGTCGACAACAGGGCACGCCAACTTAATAATCTGGCCATCCTTTGTTTCTATCTCAAAAACCGTAGTTGGGATATATTCCCCACACCCAGAAATAATCATAATCAGTATTAATGGAATTAGTTTTTTCATCTCTTTCCCCTCCTATGAATAAATCCATGATAAAAAGCTATGCATCGTCTTCATACCTATTTATCCTCAAACAGCTCTAACATTTCACTAAATTCAATAGCCCATTCTTGCGGGGTCATGCAGTTCAATCTAGGAACATAAACAGCATCCCAAGTTATCATATCTATCTCTTGATCCTCATCTGAGTAGAATCGACATACACCACCCCTAGCACTCACCTTAACTCCCTTGTACCCGGTTCTTTTTCTAATGGCTCGCTCTATTTGTCGGTTCATATCTATTTATCCTCCGTTGGGACCTTTTAATAGTATTATGCATACTCCAATACAAAAGTCAAGTGTTAAATGAAAGTTTCTGTGTACATCGCTTTGCACTTACCTAGGTCATCCTCGTAGAAGTAACGCAACCGGGTATGGGCCTTACCCTTAACCACACGAATTACGTACTGGTACTCTATAGGGGATGTATTCTCTTTGACCTTCTTGGCTCTCATCTGGAGGTCACTATTAATCTCCTTAGCTAATTTAGCTACATCCTTATTGGTCTGCCCAATAGCTGAACACACGAGGGGTTGCTCAAGGTAGTTTGCATAGTCCTGCAACTCCATCTCTCGGAGGCTGAATGCATTAGAGTCATCAGCGAAGACGGTGAATACGATTAAGGCTATTAAGCCAACTGTGATTTTCATAGAGCTAACCTCCTCTTTCCATTGATCTTGAATGCTACCTACTTTACCGTATGATTTACTCATTGTCAAGCTCCTTAATCCGATCTTCAATAGCTGTTTGAACCCAGACACCAAAGAAATAACGTACAGCTATAAACTGCATCTCTGGGAGATTATCACTACAGAGAGAATTGCACGGTCCCAACTCATCGTAGGATTCCTCCCAATATGTATCTGGGAAGAACTTCTCACATACCTCCTCAACAGGGTAATTAAGTGCGTAAGGTAGATTGCAAATACCCCCATACTCATCTAAGTACCACGAATCTGATGGTAGCTTCACTCCGAGATCCTTTAGAACTGACTCATAGATTGGAATTAAGAAGGGATGCTCGCTCGGTGCATCATAAAGTAGCCTGCAATACCCTCCAGCGTTGATTAGATTGTCCTTAAGCACTGAAAGCCATGCACGTAGTGTTTCTAATTCTGTTGGCATCATTGGCATCTCCTGATGGTTTCCGATTAAGATGGGAGTACTATACACACAAAATAATCTCCCGTCAAGTGTTGACTTTAAAATAATTTGTATGTATTCTGGTTGTAACTTCTAGGAGTTAATAATCAAAACAGAAGAGTGAGGTAAATAAATGGAACTATTAGAACAGATTAAGAAAGACCGTATGGTTGCACGTCGTGAGAAGGACAGCGTTAAGGCTACACTTCTTACCACATTAGTGGGGGAGGCTGATAATATCCTTAAGAGTAAGCAGGCTAAGAACTACTCAACGGTAGCCCTTGTGAAGAAATTCATCAAAGGTCTGGAGGATACAGGTAATGCTAAGGGCGGTCTAAGCTTAGATGAATCTAAGGAACTAGATATCCTTAAATTGTACCTACCTAAGACCTACACCATTAGCGAATTGGAAAGCATCATCGATGGTCAGGATTTATCGAAGGGAATGGGACCTATAATGGGTTACCTTAAGAAAAACCACGGTGATCGTGTCGATATGAAGATGGCTCAAATGATAATCAAGGAGAAATTGAAATGACAACTATTATGAATGCATCGGCTACCATGACAGTAGATGGCTTTGGAGAGGTTGAGTATACCATCTCCCCTCTGAATTCAACCGGGGTAGTATCTACAACCATGTGGTCTATCCAGATGAAGCATACCGAGTCTGGTATCTCCGTCATTAAATCCTTACAAGGGTCCCAATACCGAGCCTTGGCTCACACACTTGAAGAATTAAAAGAGAAAGTCTTGACAAATAGTTAAAAGTATGCTATAAAGGTATAACTCTATGGTTTTCCTGATTGTTAAAGGGACTTTCAGTTCACATATTGGCAATCAATAAGCTTAATCATTTAAGGGTTGACATAAAGGTTGGTATCTACTAAACTAAATACCAACTTAAATTTTAAACAAACCTTAAGGTACAACCCTTAAGTACATTAATTGTTGTTTGGTGGTAATAACCACAGGAGGAAATATGCCGTTGATTGATGAAGTTGTACATCGCTATTACCAAGTGGGGGCTGGCCAACGGTTAGGGCAGTTCTTCTTTAATACCTATATCAAGCGTGAGGATAACTCAACTAATAAGTTATTTCACGAAGGTGATTTTAACAAAGCTAGAACCCAAATAGCTAAGTTCATGGAAGACAACCAGTGGAACCAACTACCTAAAGAACTTGTGGATTACACCCCGACAGCTACCCGTTTAAAGGAGGGACCTAATGATCAATAACTTTACAGATGATGAGCATCAACAAATAAGCACCTTCCACTCTGAACTTGAGAGGCGGGTGAAAGAGAGGTCTGAGTTTGCTCATGTGACAGGAGGCTTAGTTGACGGGCCTGTCCAAGAGTATTTATTCCAGATCTGGGAAGGAAACTCCCTAGACTGCGAGTTTAGGGTTTACAAGGATGGATATACCCGTGCTGTAACCTATGTACGGGTGTATCGATGAAACAAGGAGGTACTATGAAGAACTCTGTGGCTCTGGCAATCTGTGTTTTCCTGCTATCTACTCTCGTGTGGATCAGTGCAAACATTTATTACAAGGAGCTTTCAATTTCTGGTCGCGACATCTATAACGCCAAGCGTGTATGTGATCAAAACCGAGGAGTGAAACATATTAAACTTTTTAGTGACAAACGTGAAATTGTGTGCCATAATGGAGCCTCTTTCATCAAAACTAAAAAGAAACCAAAAGAGGAGGATTAGATGAAGTCAATCGTAGCTCTCATGCTTGCCATGGTAACAACCTTCAGCTTTGCTAAGGAAACTGAATGCCGGGTCTACACACCTGAACAGGAGAACATTCTGAAGCTGGCCTATGAGGTTGGCTACAGTGAGGACTTAGGGCTTACACTTGCAGCCATCGTAAAGCAGGAATCATTTGTTGGGCCGTATATTGTGAGGGATAATCCAAATGATTACTCAACACACGAGCGAGAGGATGGTTCGGAGTGTAAGATTCGGGGGAGCTATGGTGTAACTCATATACTCTTAACTACAGGGGCTTGGCTAGAGGGTGAGACAAACCTATGGCGCGCCAGAGATACGATTGCTAGAAAGCTAGTCACAGATGATCACTAC